ATAATACTAGCTGACATTTCTCTGCTAATTCCCATAAAAAGACTACCGTTGCGATCTATGTCATTAACTAACTTTTGTAAACATTCACCCTCAGTATTTTGCATGGCTTTAGCAAATTCATTTAACTGGGTAATATAATTGTTTAATTCGACAGCCCCTTTCGCAGAAGGAGTTACTGTTGGAGCGGGTTCAACATTATAATTGTCAGGAACTGGTGTACCACCTTCGATAGGAGCATTTTCTTCTTCTTCCATAGGAGGTGTTACCTCTTCATCTTGTTCCGTCAAGAAAACTTGTTTATATAAATTGTCAAACTTCATAAATAATGAATATATTTAATCAAATATGATAAATTTTCTTATTAGTTTGAGTTTTGTTGTGTTTGTTTTAATTGTTTGGTTTAAAACAGATGCATTTATCGAATATTGTAAATTACTTGGATTAGAAAAAATATTATTAGGTTATGATTTAACAGATCAGCAATTAACCTTCCCTCAATATCTTTATGTTAAACGTTTAATTTTAACAAATAATAAAATAATTCATTTTATTATTAAACTAATAACTTGCCCTTTGTGTATTGGTTTTTGGTTATCTTTTTTATTTGGAGGATTACTTCTACCTTTTCTTTTTATTCCTCTTTTATATATTTGCAGTTTGTTTGTTTACTTAATCTTTACTAAACTTCTCGAGTATTAAATTTACTTCAGAATCTAAGTTAAGAAGGGGAATTAATTGGAAATCGTTATTGTTTTTATTCAACCAGAGAACGTACAAATTTTTAATTTTTATGGAAGTATTGTCTTCAATAAATTTTTTATAAAGTCCTAATTGTAAACTATAGGTATTAATCTCACATACATCTAAATGATCCAACGGATGCAAAAATTTCTTATTAAATTTACTAGAATGATTTAATTCTTTATTAGTTTTGAAATCATATATTTCAAAACAATCTTTTTCTGTATTATAACAAAGCATATCAATCATACCACAAACTTTGGTATTTTTTAAATCACCAACGACCAATTCATTTTTAATGGGGATTAGGTAAGATTTTGTTTTATTGTAAAAGTTATTAAATTGTTTTAAGAGGACATTGAGTGTGTCTCTTAATTCTTGGTGTTGCTCACTTGTTAATTGAGAAGAAACCCAATCCCGGTCATAAGGTATTACTTTATTATTGTAATAATTTTCTGCATAGTTATGAAATACAGATCCAAGAACTTTAGAATATAAATTTTTTTGGTCCCAACCTGCTATTATATCTTCTGGTGGTAAACCAAATTCATTTCCTTTAATCTTAGCCCATTTTTCCTTTTCAAACGGTTCTTTAAAAGACTCCAATAATCCCGTCACGGAATATTTCGCTGACGGTTTATCATCTATAAGATAAGTGTGGGTGCGATCTAAAAATACAATACGGTTAAAAACCATCAATTCTTTTAAAATATCCATTATTTTTTCTTTCGTCTACTAGGTTCTTTTTTAACCAATTTTTTAATAGGGCATATACAATTTTCCTGTATAGGACATTCCACACATCCATAATCTAAAAAGATATCAGGTCTCCAACAGGAAGATTGTGTAATACTTTCACATACTTCTTTATTTTTGGTTAAATCTACAACAGTTGGAGGTTTGTATTCAAATATAACCCCTTCTGAAACATTTTCAATAAGTGCTTTTAAATCTCGGTTTTTGCGTACTTTTTTATTCTTTTTTAGCATTAATGATAATTAATAGTATATGCCATTAAAATCTGGATCTTCTGATAAAACTATACAAAAAAACATCGGAGAATTAATACGTTCCTATAAAAAGACTGGTAAGATTGGTACTTCAAAACCTACTTCAGCTAAAAAAGCTAGAGAACAAGCGGTTGCCGTTGCTTATAGTAAAGCTGGTAAATCCCGAAGCGATGAATCCTTCGATTCTATCGTTTCTTCGATTCTAAATTCTTAACTTTCTTGAATCGTTTTTGAGCGTCTTCTAAAGTTAAACAAGTCCAACCTAGTTGACCCCACTGATTGGCACTGGGATACATCTCAGAAGCTGCAATTTTATTACCATTAATTTCATACCCGTTATGAGAGCGAATAATGATAACTTCATAACGACTGGTCGTAGCTTGATCGTCAATTAATTTTTGTTCGTAAATAGCAATATTACCTTCTCTGGTAATTTGTTTATAAGAGAAATTTTTATTAGTAAATTTTTTTTCTAGAGTTTTCATAATTTTAAGAAAAAAAGCTCTCTATATTTCAAGAGAGCTTTTGATGACACAACAATACCACTTATTTGTTTATTCGTCTACGCGTGCAAAACGTCCATAAGAATCACGAACGTTGTGATATCGAGGACGAAGAATTGCCGTATTCGACCTATCCAAAAATCCCATAAATTCATATTTGGATGGGTTGATATACTTGTTAATGATGGTTTCCTTAATGCTCTTAGGAGCGTCGGTGTCTACGGTGAAACGAGAAATCTCGTTAATGTTTTTTGTTGTTACTGTATTACTCATAAGACTTATATACTATATCAAATTTTAATTAAATCAACGAAAACCCATTCTTTTTTCTTCCAAAAGTTCAGGAGAAACAATGGTTGAATTTTCGTCTGTATTGTAAAGATCTGCCAAAGAAATATCATCTTTAACTTGATATTTGATATTATCTTCATCGGCGATTTTTTGAGCTTTAGATGCTTTTAATTTTCCAAAATTATATTCTACTTTCAAACGACCTTTACGAAGAAGAGCCTTATCAATAGATTGACGAGGAGAATTGTAGGTGGCAATAACTGCAATGTTAAAAACATCCGCCATCATACCATCTGTGATATTAAGAATAGCAGAAACCAAAGAAGAAGAGTCTGAAGGATCACGAGCTAACAAGGCTTTTTCCGCATCTTCAATAATCAAAACACTGTGCTTCTTATGAAGAAGAGCTGGAAGGAAAGAAGGGTCTGCTAAATGTTCTACAAAACTAGTAGGAATATAAATCATATCTCTCTTGACCAATGAAGAAAGATATTTGATGTATGTTGTTTTACCTGTACCTGGATCTCCATGAAAAAGATAAAGACCTGATTCATTTTTATTCAATGAATCCACGATGACGTTATGAATTTTCGGGAAATCATCGTTATAACATTTTTCAATATTGTATAATTCTGGAATACGAACTTCAAAAGGCTCAAACCTTATAGAACCGTGTTCATCTCTCATTACTGTAAAAATAATATTTTTAATGTCTTCAACAATAAAGAAAGGTTTCAAATCTTCTAAAGGAGGTTTCACACAACCAGGATAGAGAATTGTAATTTTGTAATTACAACCTTCTTTTTTAACTTTTTTAGATTGAGTTTTTTCTAACTCAATTAAACAATCTTTATAAAAGAAAAGTTTATGTTGATGTGCTTCTGAATCATCCCAAAAATCACTAGTACCATGTACCCCGCTAGAGGAAGCATTTTGGGAAGGAATGGTGTTTCTTTCTGTGACTAATTCTGCATTCTTTTCTAGGAATGGTAAAATATCATTAGAAATGGGTGTTTCGAAATCTAAAACAGAAGAAGCCATTCCGTATTTTTCCAGAAAATAAACAGAGTGTGGAAAAAAATGATGACTATTACTAGGGGAAAAATATTCTACTTTTTTATTTAAAAAATGTGGTTTAGTATTAAATGAAAGAGGAATGTCCATAAACAAATCCTAAATCAAAATATTAAAATAACAAGATTATTTTTTAATAAATTTATTTTCTTTCATCTTTCGATGAAGTCTTTTCATTTTACGGACTTTAATTTGTTTAGGAGTTTCAAATGCTCTTTTCTTCCTAATGGTGTCCATAATTTCTTCACTATCTACTTTAAATTTAAAACGCTTTAAAGCATAATCGATATTTTCTTTACCGAAATAATCTCCTTTATTTAATTTTACTGAAATGTTAATCATGTGGATTAATTATGGTAAAATGTCCCTAGTGTCTCACAGAATTTAGAAAATTTTAGTCAACCTTAATATCTATATTATAAGATTTAGGTTGTTTTACAGGAACGGTTACTCGCAAAAGACCATCCACGTATGTTGAAGTAATACCAGTGGCATTAGTATTTTCATTAAGAGTAAAGGTCAGACTTCCTTTACGTCGACTAATTCCTTTGCGAACATAATTCACTTCGGAATCTTCTTCATCTTTTTCCACATTAATATGAAGTTTATTATCATGTACCTTAACATTAATGTGATTTTTACCCACCCCTGCTAGTGCTACTTCTACAATATAAGAAGAGGGTTCTCCTTCTTCATTGGTTATAGCCTTAACATTGTAAGGGTAAACGGCATTTGGAATCTCAAAAGCTTTTTCAAGATCTCCAAATATAGATTTAAACCAGCTATCGTTGAACAGAGCTGGAAGCTGGTAACCAGTGCTGCTGTAGTGACCTACGGTGTAGTTTGGATTGTATGTTGTTATTTTTGTTGTCATTTATATTTCTCCTTTTGTTTAAGCGAGATATATTTTCTAGTTTCTGTGAGAACACTAGGACAATAATAATTATCTCACCAATCCCTTCTAATTCAAGAAGGGATTGGGAGCTTGGAAGGAAAGATCAGGACCTTTGAAGAACATCTCAGAAGCCATATGATTCAATTGCATTCCAGTGGATTGTGGAAGTTTACTTTGATGTGACACACAATGGGTCATACGGTTAAAGAACTCATAAGCATTCATATTAGAATTAGCAGATGAAAGCCAACGGTTGTTCTTGTAGCGAATTTGATATGGCTTGTAAGCTTCTTGAATTTGTTCGTCGTTGAAATAAGTGTCTGCTAGTTCCTTAGAGACACCCAAACAAATTTCTCGAGCATTCAAAAATTCGCGAAGTGAAGCATTAGAATGTTTCATTTTATCGCAAGACTGAATAGTGGTTCGACGAAGATCTTCGGAAAGAGTTTTATTAATCAAACGATTAAAAGAGGTTTGTCGAAGACCCTTGTTACTGAAATAACGTTGAGATACTTGATGGGTTGCCATCATCCCGTTAGTGCAAATCAAACGAAGAAGGAAAGGCGAAATAATGGTTTTATTAAGACCATAAACAAAAGTAAAACCAGAATCCCACATATCATTTCCGTCTCCGAATACGTCAATTTGATTGGACAGATCTCGGAAAGAAGTTTCCAAAGACAAATTTTCTTCATTAAAACGAAGATTCTGAAGCTTTACGTTTTCAGAAACTGTTTCTAGATAACCTTCTAGAAGATTGAACCCGTAACCAAAATTAAGAGGTTCTTCTTCTTTAATTTCTGCTTTAAGAAATTTGGTAATTACTTTTTCATCACCTACGGTTTTAGTGATACCTGTTACTACTCGATCATTCTTAATATTAGACAGTGATCGTTGAAGAGGAATCCATTGATTTTGATCGTCATGAATTTCTTCGACCAGATCATTCTTAATAGAAAAAACATTAAGAAGATCTTTAAGAGCTGAATTAGTTACCAGATTACCTTCATAAAGAAAGGTTCGTCCTACTTTATGAATTTTAGACAATTGAACAGGACTTTTACGAAACTGATCAATTTGGGTTTTGACTTGAGTGGATTGATTATGGTATTGTTCGAGTAGTGTTGTATTCATTTCACTTATTATTATCTGAAATTTATTTTAAAATTCAACCTTTATTTTAAAATTCAATTTTAAGCTGACTCAAAGCGCGGCCCAAAGCAATAGCATTTCCGACTCGACGATTAAAGTTATCTTCCAAAGAACAAACAGATTTTCCAGAAACAGTAATTTGTTTATCTGGTGTAGTCACTTCAATGGTGGTAGAACCTCCTTGACTTGAAATTTGTTCATAAACACCATCCATTTTATGGACTGGTTGATAATATCTATTGTGCATTACTCGAACCTTATAACCTTTTTGACGAAGTTGTTTGATAGTATATGTCATAGATTAAAATACTATAAAAAATGATTTTATTTTCAACTCTAAAATAAATACTTTTGTGAGATTTGAAGAATTATTAAAACAATGTTTAAAAGAAGCTAAAGAAGACGAAGAAAAGGAACCGTCTCCTTGGAATTTAGAAATTACTGAAGACCCTGAAAAGTCTGAGGAGTACAATTTATTAGGTAAATTAATAATCAGATTACATTCTTTAAGGTGTAAAATGAATTAATACTGAATATCACATTCTAAAATTCTACCTACTATTTCCCCTTTATCCTTTACTACGATTTCTAATTCAGATTCTCTTAGTTCTTTAGATGCCTTTTTAAATGAAATGACGTCTTCTTCAATGTCGTCATCATCTTCATCTCCAAAAAAGTATTCTTCTACTTTATTAAAAACTTCTTCAGGTAAACATCTTAAAGAGCCCCCATCTTTAAAAAGATCAGAATATCTAGAGTGCTTGATATTATCTAAAGCCATAAAAAGATACTCTACATGATCAAAAGTTTCTAAAAGATCATTGCCCAAATCTTTGGTAAGATCTTTAAAATTATTGATTAATTCATCAATAATTTCTTGTTTAGTTATTTCAATAACCGTTTTATTTACACTCTTAACATTCATGAACAGTTTTGAATTTTATCTAAAACATTTAAAGACTCTTGATGGGCTTGTTGTTCTGAAACCCCTTTAGTCATTAAAAACCCTTTGTATGCCATTTGAAATTTCTCTGCGTAATAAAAAGCGCAATTCATCCAGTTGTCTCTGGATTCAGAAATTTCTTTAACTTTTTCTGTTATTTTTTCTTGTTTAAGTAATTCTTTTTCGAGTTTATCAATTTTATTTTTTAATTTCTCGATTGATTCTTCTTTTTGATCCATAAGATTACTTATCGAAAAGTGGTGGAGGTGTCGGCTTACGATAGCCGAGTCCAATGAATTTTCATACTCTAACTCTTCACATGCTTGAGTACATTTAACATTTTAGCTACCTTACGGTAACGGAGACAATAGGTTGTCAGGTTGCACTAACCGAGTTTTATGTCTACCTATATGCGTGATTAAAGACCGCATATCACCTATGACTAATTTTACCACACTAGTCACTTCGTGCCCGAACCTCTGTCGTTCAAAGTAGATTTAGAGGATCCTCTACTAGGCTCTTAGGCTACTAGAGCGTAGTCTTCAACGCCAGCGAGGAACTCGTCAGCATTGTTGAAGATGTACTCAGCTTCAGCTAAAAGATCAGAAGTATTGTCTTCTGCGTTTAGTTTTTAATCGATTTTTAAAGAGGCCATCGATTAACCTCTGCATGCATTAAAGAATTACAACTCAATGTCGAATCCTTTCACCCCCAATTTCAAAGAACAAATTTTAGCGGGTGAGAGAATCGAACTCTCCTAAAGAGGCTTAGTGAACCGTGTAATGGTTAACACGGCTCAATGAGACCCCCCAATTCCCAGAATTGTAACCCGCAGTCTATAAAATTATCTTAAATGATTATTGATTAATAGCAACAGGGACTTCTGGTGTAGAAGTTTCTGAAGCAGTTCCTGAATTATTAAAATCTCCAGGAATTACGTTAGAAGGTAAATCAGCGGTATCAGAATAGGAATTATCTCCGTATTGTTGGTCTACATTAGGCGAGAAGTCATTATCTGGAAGAGGATTTTCTTTTTCTTTCTTGGCAAGAAGTTCTTCTAAATCAGCAACGGACTTGCCGTGGTCTTTTAAAATAGTCATTAAATCATCTCTTTCTGATTTAAGTTTTTGATATTCTTCTGAACCAGTCTCAGCCTTTAAAAGAGCAGCGGTGACTTTATTGTACCTTCTAGCAAATTTTTTATTAATGTATTTGCTTTCTAAAATTTGTTGATAAGCTTCTTTTAAAGCTTCATCCTCGGTTTTGGATTTTTTACCTGCTTGGGCTTTTTTAATAGCAGCATCTCTTGCAGCCAAATAATCTTTAGAATCTACTTTACCATCTCCGGTTAAGTCTTTTTTCTTCTTTTTACCTTCACAGATTTGGAGGTAAGCATTTTCTAATAAAATTTCATCTTGAGACTTCATGAATATTATTTATTCAATTTGTCTGATAAAATGTTACTGAACCACTACATAAGTCCTTACTACTCTTTGTACTGTTTGAGTAGTGTCCTGGTATTTTTGACCATTAATGGTGTATTCGGTGATCTCGGGGATATTTTCAATGACAGGTTCTTGAATCGGTATATTTTGTATTTGAGAGGTAACAGGTATTGCTCTTTTTATTGGTATAGGAGCGGATTGAGGATTTGATTCAAATTTTCTAGTGGAACTATAAACAGTATTTGTATTTTTTGGTTTGGGAGTAGGAGTGGATTTAACTGTAGGATAATAAGAAAGAGGTTTTTTTACTGTTTTAATTGGTTTAGGTTCCTTTTTTTCAAATTGTGACGAAAAAACATTTTGAACATTTTTAACTATATTTTTTACTGTTTTTTTGTCAATTACAATACTTGAAGGTTTCGTTTCAATTTTTTGTTGAGGAATTTTAATAGGCGCTTGAACTACTATGGGTTTTGCTTTAGAACGAGGCCATTCTTCTTGTTTGTTTGTTGTATTAGAATATAAGGCTTCTCGGGTTTCTTTTAGTTGTTTAGCTAAAGTAGTTTTGTATTTAGAGTATTGGGATATCGCTAGATAAGCAAAACCATGAAGGAGGACTACTACAATGATGGATTGTTTCCACGATATACTTTTCATTTTTTAGAGGAATTTAAGTTTTTGACCTACTTTAATTTTATTAGGATCTTGAATATTGTTAATCTTTATAAGACGATCATAATTCAATTTGTATTTTTTGGCAACACTATAAATGGTGTCCCCTGCTTTAATGGTATATTCTTTAGTAAATTTATTGTCTGGTTTTACTGAAGGTTTTTGAGCTTTAGGATCGAGTTTAGGAGGTTTTCCATCCATAGGAGCATCATCTTGTGCTTTGGGTGTAAGGCTGGGGGTTGGAGTCGGTGTTGGGGTGGGATTTTGAACAAAAATTTTATCTTCATCAATACCTACCATTTCAGGTACTGGTTCTTTTAAATTAGGTTTTGAAGCCAAAGCAATTACAGACAAGACAGCGACATGAACACCGAATACTATCCAAAACATACTACTTTTAAAAATATTTGTACTCATTTTTTTAATTAGAAAAGATTTTGATTCTTCTGGAATGTCGCGAAACAAAGAATCTTCTTCCGGGGTAACATCGATGTGATATTGATTTTTTTCTTTCATATTATTTTTAGGTTTGTTTAATGTTCTATTTTTTTATTAAAAAGGTCAACCTTTTTTCGGAAAAGAATCCATCAAGGAACAACACTTTTTAAATTCTTCATAATTCCAAATTCGACATTCTGTAATACCAGAAATGGGGTCTTTTTCGTACCAGTTATGAAAAAATTTTTCATCTCCTTTAATATTATCCATCAAATATTTTTCCAATTCAAGAGCTTTTTCTTTAGACGAAATCCAACAAGATTTCATAACTTTAATATCAGAAAAATATTTTTTAATCGGGTAAAGTTCATCAGGGCCTGAATAGGTTAATCTCTGCATGGCATCTGATGAACTTGTAATACCTACTTTGTAAACTACTCGAGGCGAGGCATTTGTTCTTTTAAGTTTAGCGATATAAACTTTATAAGGAGTTTCATTCATAATGTTCATCTAAAATACGTCCTTTACTACTTCCGGTTAAACGAAGTCCCATTTTTTCAGCTTCTATAAATGCTTTTTCTTTGGCCATTTTATTTGCTTCTGAAATAGTACGACCCTCACCAAAAGTGACTACTACATGGCCTGTAGTAGTTGAGTGTTCCATTTGAATTTTAAAATGACCAGTAATCATATTTTTATTTTTTGAATGGGGGAGTCCAGAGGTAATCCTTTACATGCAAGGAGTCTGTATTTTTTTCTAGCCAGGTTTGTTGAATAAAAACAGAATTTCTGTTGGGTGTTTCTTTGAAAGGAAACAAAAAGGTCAAAATAGAATTAATAGTGGTTTTGATGTTTGTCATATTATTAGATGGTTGAAACATAATTTTTAGAGAAACGTTTGCAAGAAGCAAGACAAAAATTGCTAAGATGACATTCATCGCAAGTCCTACTATTGTTCAAAAAGATATCAGGACGTAAGCAAGCACCTCGAGTATGCTCAGGATATTCTGAAAGTTTCAAACTAGTAGGAGGTTCATTACGGAATGTAGGAATATCATATACCTCGTCCACTTTTTCTATAATTTTTTCTTTTCGTTTACGTCTTGTGGCCTTTTGTGGTTTCGGGGGTTTTTGAGAAGATTTAGCTTTACGAGACACAAAAGTACTCAAAAGTTTTTCTAATCCTCCATGTCTTTCAATTTTCTTTTCTAACATTTGACCAAACGCCATGACTTTTTCTCCTGTTACTGTACAAATCAGGTGAGGGTGAGTAGTCAATTTTTTTGTAGACTTATAATGAGCTACTTCTTTTTGTATTTGTTGTGGTGTCATCATGAATATAAGACTAGAGCTTTTTTTAAAAAATGTCAACCTTTAAAAATTAATCCTTATAATTTCGATTGATCAATTTGAATCCCAACGGTCTACGTGATTCAAAAGAACGAGGGTAGCTCTTTGGTCTTACCACAATCCCTTCTGCATCAAGTCCACTAGAATATTTTTGCTTGTCTGCTAGTTCTTGAAGTTTGCCTAGAGGATTGGTATAAAGTTTTAATGTAGAAGAGACCTCATAATGACCTAAAAGAGGAACCACCCCACAAGAAAGTTTATTATCACAAAAGTCTTTCATGGTGTCATAGTCCATATATTTTTCGTTTTCTTTAATTTGGAAAACAAAAATACGAACATCATTTAATTTCAGACGATTCTGTTGGATTCCGTTACCCACTAATTCTCCTTGTATAATTCCAGACCATTCAGAGGGAATTTGGAGTTTTCGAGCAGCTTTCCAGAATGTAGAATTTTCTGTTTCTTTTTTAGAAAGATTTCTTGAACACACTTTTTTCAATTCTCCATTTTCTACAACTAAAGTTATACTCGAACCGTCTAGTTTTTGAGTGATAGTGATAAAGGGTTCAATATTTAAAACTTTTTCGACAAGATCTGGATCATTTAAACCATTGTCTTCGTCCGTTTTAGAAATCAAATGACTTGGAAAATCTCCTTCATTTTCTCCAGAAAGATTTGCTGGAAGTTCTTTAATATATTTTTGAATACCCAAATCTTCCGTAAGATCCTTTCCAAGCTCGAAGTCCCGCAAGAAAAGAGGAAATTCGCCAATAGGCACAACTAGACCAGAACTATACTCTCCACGAAGTTTTATATTTTTAAGTCGAATAGGTTTATCGGGATTTTTTTGATCCACTAAAAATTCAGACCATTGACAACGAGGAACAATGGTATCAATAGTAATAAAAACTACTTTATCCCCTTCTTTATGAATACCTTTTTTAACTACAGTTTGCCATCCTAAAACTTCTGCGATCTCCAAAGAATCCGCATTAGGGTGAACTCTTATATTTTTGATAACTTCTATAGATGCTAATTTCATACCTTAAAAGTATAAAAGCAAAAAAGAAACCCTTCAACCATTAATTGAAGGGTTTTCAAAAATATGTATTTTTAATTACATGTAAAAATTTAAGGATCTTATAAAATCTTCTACGGCTTCGGTTGGGGTCTCGAAATTATCCCAAAATGCTTCACCGTCTTGATGCTCTGCTTCTTTAATCCAAGAATAAAAAGACTCTTCCATTTTTGAATCTTTGATCATAGGCAGAAAATTTTCTATCATTTGATCTTTTAAAGGATGAGAAATGGTATCAGATTTATGCTTTTGAGAAGACATTTCCCCTTTATAAGGTTCTTTCATGTCATCAATGTTTTCAGAAACAATGTTTTTATAAATTTCGTCAAATTTACTCATATGTTATATTTATGATTCTTGAGATATTTTTATGAAAAGTTCTAAAATACCATCATATTCTTTTTGGGTCAAGGCGGAATGATAATCGACTCTTGGGTTTTTGGAAGTTAAGGTTTTTGTTAAGTCAGAATCTACTCCTACTACATAATCATGAACAGACCCGAAACGTTTTTCAAATTCTTCTTGCGTCATATCTTTTATTTACTGCACTAATGTGTTAAATACAATATATATTATGGCACTTAATTTTCCAGATTCACCCGTTCTTAATCAGGTTTTTTCTGCCTTAGGTAAAAGATGGAAATGGGATGGAACTACTTGGATTTCTCTTTACGATAAAGGAAATGTTAAAATTTCTGATACTCCTCCACCTGATGCCGTTGTAGGGGATCTTTGGTTTGACTCTAGTACTGGGGTTTGTTTTGTCTATTATTACGATGGAGATACCTATCAATGGACAGACATCGGAACTGGTGGTAATACCCTTCTTCCTTCTATTTCCTCAATAAATTCACCTAGTATTGATCTTGATTGGAATGCTTCTACTAAGACTTTGAGTGCTGCTACCAACGGATTTCTTTTCGTTCCTTTAAACGACCCACTGAATCCAACAAATACTAACTCAAATGCTGACGGTACAAATGTAATATCCTGGAGTGCTAACGGAAATACAACAGCAACGCCTTATTCAGGAGCAGTTCAAACAGCAAACTTAACATCTATAGTTCCTAATAATGCATATATGGTGTTAGTAAAATTCAGGTCAATTTCAAATATGTTTTCTAATACATCAGCTTTTATATACGTTAGAAAGAATTCATCTGGATTGTGGTCAAGAGCTTTAGAAGAAGAAGGTATTGGTTCATCTTTTGAAACAACCGGTTGGATTACACTTCCGATTATCTTTGATAGGGGAACTAAATCTTTTCAAGCGTATTTTTATGACCCAAAAGACGGAGGAGCACCAACTCAAGCTCCAGCTTATGATATGTTCATTAACGTTTTGGGTTATTATATTAAATAATGAAAACTTACTACGATTTAAACGAATACCATATTAAGTTAGGAAAAACAATCATTCCTAAAAAACAAGATCATTGGGATTATATTCAATTCCTTCAAGAACTAAAAGAGGGTAAAGCAGAATTAGTTCCTTATATTCTGACTTGGGATGACATCAGAACTAAAAGAGACTTATTATTAAAGGAAACTGATTGGGCTGCTCTCCCGGATGTAAATGTCAGTACCAAACAATCTTGGTTAGTTTATAGAGAAATGTTAAGAAACATCCCTCAAAAATTTAAAACACCAGAAGAAGTCGTCTGGCCTGAAAAACCTAATAATTAAAACATATGGCTATTAATTTTCCAAATAATCCTACCAACGGTCAAATTTACTCTGAAGGTAATAAAAGTTGGCAGTGGTTGGGCAATCGTTGGGGCACTTACAATATCCAAAACCCTTTTTTAATTGGATTCAGAAATAAAATCATTAATAGCAATTTTAATTTTTGGCAAAGAGGGACTTCATTAGCCTCTGGAACAGGATCCAGATTTTTAGCTGATAGGTTTAGAAACGCTTCAATAGGTTCAACGTATTCGACATCAAGACAATCATTTTCTTTAGGTCAAACAGACGTTCCAAATAACCCAAAATATTTTCACAGAACAGTTGTTTCGTCTATTGCAGGGAACGACAATTATGTATTATTAACTCAATCAATTGAAAATGTTACTACTTTTGCAGGAGAAACAGTAACATTGTCTTTTTATGCTAAAGCGGATTCAAATAAACCTATTTCAGTTGAATTTATTCAATTTTTTGGAAGTGGGGGAAGTCCATCAGATACAGTCAGACAATCATCTCCACAAAAATTAAATTTAACTACATCTTGGCAAAAATTCATAATTACTGTTGACATACCTTCTGTGTTAGGTAAAACTTTAGGAACCGATGGAAACGATGATTTCCGTATTCATTTTTGGTTTGAGGCTGGTTCAAATTTAGGTTCAAGGACAAATTTTATAGGTCAACAATCTGGAACATTTGACATAGCTCAAGTTCAGTTAGAAGCAGGTCCTGTTGCTACTCCTTTTGAAAACTTACCAACCACTATAGAATTATCTTTGTGCCAAAGGTATTATTGCAAATCTTTTAATATTGATCAAACTCCAGCATCTGGAATTTATGACGGATCACTTTGGGCACACGAACCAGTAGGGGAAAATGGAACTATTCATAATACTGTTAGTTTATTTCCTGTACCTATGGTTAAAACTCCCACTCTGGTTTTTTATCATCCTACACTAGTTACGTCAGTTAATAGAATTTATATGTCGGCAACTACCACTCCTGCAGCTGAGACAGCAGCAATTGGTTCATATAATGTTTGTCCTACTAAAATTTCTAATATAACCACGTCATTCAGTTATTCGAGCACAGAACCTACAGGAGGTTTAAGAAGTGCTGGGTGGCAATATACTGCAGACGCAGAAATTTAAATTCTATTACACCTTCAATTCAAAATTTTAGAAAGTTTATTAAGGATATCTTTCGCGGTTTGAAGATCGATAATTTCTTCTGAACAAATAGAACCTACATAAAAATTCAGAGTAACTGTAGGTTCCAGAACATCAGCTCCATTAGGAGTAGGAACCGGAGTTTGAGTTGAGGTGACTTCCATCTTACGACAGACTTTTCCGTGGGTTATTTTATTGTTGTTCATGATTTATTAGAATAGTTAAATTTTAATTTTGGTCAACCCAATTCGATAAATATAGTATATGTCAACTACAACTACTGAAATTTCTGGAACTACACCAACCTCTACTGAGAGCATTAAACCTGTTGTAAAACCTACAATTCAAACCCCAGTTCCTACTCCTAATGATGAGGCAGCTAAACAAGCTAATCGTCGTCGTATGAGACATTTAGGGTTTTAATTTTTAAACCTAAAATAGACAAAGAGCAAAAAAAGAGTCATGGCTAGTCCTATGCCGTAATTTAGGAGAAGCCAGAGTACAAAAGTATTGGATAGAAATAGATAAAACAAACCAGAAATATATCCAATCATCGGCATTATAATAAAAAAGATAGAAAGATCTTTAGAAGATCGAGTCTTAAAGATTTTAAAAATTTGAGGGACATAACAAGTTACAAAACATCCCGCCATCAAGATTCCGAAAAATTCTTTAAGATAATAAGTCATGATTTTAAAAAGTGGTGGTACACCCGGTGCGACTTGAACGCACATTGATCCAGTTACTCGGCTACGCTTTAGAAGAGCGTTGAGATACGGGTGTATATAAATTGCATTGTTCTAAAGATTCTATAATAATAAGGTTGGGTAACATTTTTTTCAACACTATTAATTTATTTTTTTGTGCTTTAATAGCTGTAGGATTTTTAGGATCTAAATACAAATCAAAGTCCGGCAGATAAAAGTCTGGGAAGTAGTGGTGTTTTATTCCTTGTTCGTCGTTCCATTGTATTGGTTCTGGTCGAATCCATTTAACATTTAGTTCATCAAGTCTTTGAGCAAGGGCTAATTCCCAAGACGAATCTAAAAGTACGCCTTTGTACATTACAGTTCCCCTTTTAAGTCTTCTATGTTTTGATATTAATGCTTTTTGTCTTATAATTTCTTTTGCCTTTTTTGTATGAGTCTTCCCTAAAAATGTTTGATGATTAACGTGATTATAGCATCCTCTTTTCCAGGCTTCTTTAATTCCTTGTTTTGCTTTTTCTCTTGCCTCTGGTGTTAAAATTTGAGGTAAAAAATCTTTATTATTTAAAATACGCTTTATACGTTCTGCTGCACTTTTTTTGTAGTATTCAGTTTTTGGATTCAAATCACACCACCTTATATGATTTGCTTTTTTTGTGGGTGTAAAATTTTCTAAAGATCTTTTGCAATAAGTGCAATTATTTAAGTGTGGTTGTGGTGGTTTGTAATCACCATTACAAACCGACGTATGTTTTTCGTAATTTTTAGCTCTTGTGGTAAACCAGAAATGACATTTTGTACATTGGAGTTTTTTCATTAATATACTTATGTCTCATGTTCATTCCACTGAGTTACAGGTACATGTAAAAAATGGTGGAGTGTTTACCCGCGACACTCCTGGCTAAACTGCGCCCCAAAGGACTGTCGGCTACTTTACAGCCTCGCCAAAAGTTATTTACGGCAATCCTTCTTCTAGATTAGTAGGATGAATAATATGTTTAATTTCATCCTGAAGACGTTTAATTTCATTATTCCAAGCTTTTACTACGGCTTTCTTTCGGCGCTTGGTATCTTCTAGTTCTTTAGTGAGTTGATATACTCGTTCTTGTTTTTCTTTTTGTTCCATAAATTAAAAGTCGTTATTGTCAAGAGCTTGATGATTTATTTCGTCTTCGATAGCTTTAATAAGAAAGTCTTTCAAAAAATTTAAAGCTTCTTCATAGGTTTCAAATTCTTCATCCACCTCATCTAAAATATAACCATAATGTCGAACAATATAGGTTGGAGACAATCCATAAGACCATTTGGTTTCAATGTACCAATGACAACATCTATCCTTATGATGACCTTTTCCAATTAATTTATACCAATCCTCTGTTAATTTAGTAATTTGTTCGATCATTTAAGCGTATCCAATAATACGAGAATCTTTTACATTTTTCAAGTTTTCTTCTTTAGATTCTTCTTTTTTCTTGGGAAGATATTTTTGATTTTTAAGATATTTTTCCCATTGTTCATTATAAGAATTTCGGGATTGTAAGAATGTGTTTTGAATGGGTTCTATTTTCATTTAGAAACTTAATACAAGTATAATATTTTTTTATACACTATCAATAAAAAAATAAAGATTATTTAGCTCAAATAAAAAAGCACTCTCAAATTTGATAAATAAAAATATGAGTAAAATGAATTATTTGATGGTCAAAAAGTGTATTATTAATAACAAAAAATATCTTTGTAAAAAAACAACCGATGACATCAAAAAAGCAATTAATTATAAAGGTTCTGGTATTATAATTAAAAGGCTAAAAAATAAATACGGTAGAGATTGTATTGTGCATGAATCGATTCTCTGTGTGATGCCAGTTGAACAAAAAAAAGAATTTAAAGATTTTTGTTTAAAAACGTCATTAAAATTTAATGTGGTTGAAAGTGATGAGTGGTTAAATCTCGAACATGAAATGGGTGGAGGCGGTTCTACAATTTTTACAAATCATAGTAAAGGCAGAAAAGCGATTTTTAAAGGTAATGATCAAAAATGGGTTAAATTAGAAGATCTTGAAAGTTACCTAACAGATGGGTGGGTGTTGGGTATAACTCAAAAAACAAGAGAAAAATTGTCAAGAGCATTAAAAGGAATGCCTGCACACAATAAAGGCAAAAAAATGAAAAAGGATCATGAATATAAAACAAAACCTTGGGTCAAGAAAACAGAAGAAGAAAAATTTATAAACAGGAGCAACGGTAGAAAAAAACTTTATTCTGATCCCGAGTATTTGGCAAAATTTAAAGCACCCAGAAAACCATTAATTAAAATAATAAATTCAATAGGAGAAGAATTTTTAAAATCTCGGGCTGAAATAATTAAAATGGGGTTAACATTGAGATCTTTATTGAAAGGGGGAGAATCAAAAGGGTGGAAAATTGCAAGGTGAGGGAATCGAACCCCCGCTCGGCCCACATCTAGGGCACACAGGTTATAAATCTGTCGGTACTTCCAGTTATACGAACCTTGCATCAAAATGGTCCCATCGTCCGGGGTCGAACCGGAACTCTCCTTTCGGAAAATCGGATTTTAAGTCCGCCTACCACTATAACTTTCGTTACCATTTCTGTTTGTGGTCTGGATCATACCTTTACCTTAACTTTTACGTCTTAGGTAGGTGATTATGATCTCTACACGTCTCTCATTTAAGAGATTTCGCTCGGGGTTGGGATTTTAAACCGTTCACCGAATTTACACCATTTAGATATAGGTTTCCCTATAAATGCACCTTTTAATGCGTCTGCCTATTCCGCCACGATGGGTTATAAATTGTTTTTAAATCTTATTCTTTCAAAAAATCTTTCAGAAGTATTTTTAAGAAGCTTCTGTCTTCTTTATTGGGATTAGAATAATCCTTTTTAAGAAAACATCACGTTTTATTTTTCTCTTTTTTCGATTTCTTTTTCTAGCTTAGAAAGAAATGCTGTATGGGCTTTTGGAACTGTTTTGATTTGAAAACCATACTTCCGTTTTTTCAAATCTTGATAAACTTTTTTAAGTTTCTCGTCACTGAGAGTAGAAATATCCATCTCGTAATCTTCTTCTGAGGAATAATTCTCTTTCTTTTTTTGCAAAGCTTCCAAAGCATCATCAAATTTAGAAGCTTCTTTGGGTTGAGATTTATAACCCAACTTAGTCATTCGAAGCCAATTATGAACTCTTCCGTAATTGTGTTTGTTAGGATGATCTTTAAGGAACTTTAAGACGTAAGAAATTTTTTCAGAAACGTTTTTAATATCCCGAGCTTCTGTTCGAACTAATTGCCAAGAGATGTTAAATTTATTAACATTTTCTGTGAGATAAAAATCTTTAAAGTTCATAAAAAAATAATAACGGTTTATTTAACTTTATCTCCTTTTTTCCAAGAAATTCTTTTAGACCCCTTTTTATATTTTTTACGAGAATTACACATAGCCATAGTGGGACGACAAGCTGGATAACTTTTTCTTTTTTCTCCTTCTTGTCTACCACAAGGTTTGCCGGTTTTACAATCCACCCAACCTTTTCCTTTATTTCGAGAAAACCAACCATGTAATCCTTGTTTCTTTTCTTTGTCGAAACTTTCTAAAAGAAAGTTAATTAGAGAATTGAAAGAGTTCATTTTTTCTTCCAAATCTTTCCTTGTCTGCATCGAACTACTGCTCCAGATTTATAAGCAGAAGTCTTTTTACCGTAAACTTGATCGGCTCTTCTTAAACATCTATCTCTCTTAACTTTTTCCTCGTTTAAGACTTCGATACAAATTTCTTCTAAGGTTTTCATTTGCCTTTTTTAGCCGCTTTACGGCGACCCGCAGCAGCTCTTCTATTAAATTCTTTAGCACCTAATCTTTTACGACCAGCCGCTGCAGCAATAGCTCCTGCAGCTTTATAAGAAACTCCAGCAGACTTAGCAATCTTCTTAACAAATTGATCTTTACCTTGTCTGTCTTTGGGGCCTTCTAAAAGAAGGCTTTCAACTAATTCATCAAATTTCATAATACTATTTATTCATAAACTCCGATGAAAGGGAGGTTACGATAATGCTCATTATAATCTAGTCCGTAACCGATTACAAATTCATTTTCAATTTTGAAACCGTAATAGTCACATTCTACCTCTTTTTCTCTTTTAACATTTTTATTAAGAAGAACACAAGTCTTTACAGATAATGGAGAAGATTGTTTTAATAACTGCTCTTTAATGGTATAAAGTGTCAATCCGGAATCTAAAATATCATCTAAAATAAGAACATGACGATCATTAACGTCAGTAATAATTTGTTGTCGAAATCTAATTTCCCCAGACGACTTAGTACCATTATAACTAGAAATACTCCAACAATCTAATTTCAAAGGAACTCTAATCCTTCTCAAAAGATCTGCAGTAAACATAATAGACCCATTCAACAAAGAAATGATAGTCAAGTCTTTGTTTTTATAATCTTGAGTAATCTGTTCTCCTAATTCGTCTAATCGACTAAAAATAGTCTGTTGATGAATTAAAACCTTTTTTACATTTTCTAACATGAATCTTATTGTAAAGATTCAAAACAATAAATCAAGTCTTGGATTTCCTCTTTCAAAGAAGAAATTTCTATTAAAAGATTTTTTTGATCTTTACTTTGTGAATTAAAATCATCCAAAATTCGATCTTGCATTCCATTTAATTCTTCTAAAGAATCCTGCAAATCTTGAATGTGTTTTTGAATTTTCATTTTAAGATTTTTTAATACTACGAAATAATTCTAAAATCAATTCAAAGTCTTTCTCTTTAATAGAGTACATAGTTTTGGTTTCTAAATCCATAACTTGAGGTCCGTCAAAAGCATCAAAAACTAAAACAAATTCTTCAATACACCCAAAACGATTTTCAAATTGATCTCTGGTCATAAAAAAAATATATTATTTTTTATTTAAAAATAAAGTTTTTTATTCAATTTAGACTAAGTAATTTTATGATGTTTTTATGAGTATTGTTTTAAAAGAAGAAGGCAAAGAAGACATCATGAAGCGAGCTATTTTTTTGAGATTACCAATTACTCAAGAACAATTAAATGGGCCGTTAGAGGTTATTTGGGAATATCCGAAAGGGGAAGATTACTTGATCGCCATTCCTCGTTGTTTCCAAAAAATGGCTATTTCAAAAAAATTTTGCAGTTAATCTTCTTCTTCGTCACTAGGTCTTACCGTACCGTAAAGATCTTCTGTGTAAACCTCTTCGCATTGAATTTGTGTGTCAAAATCATCGAATTCATTATTCATGGTATAAAAATACCAGGTAGAATTAAAAATAGCCCGTAAAAAATAATAAAATTTATTAAATAATTTAATAATGAAATTAGATTCTGATACAAAAAAGTTACAAAGTCTTTATGAACAAGTTCTTTTTGAAAAATATTATAATGACACTTTAAATTCCAAATTTTGGAGTAATGGGGTATTTGATTCCGAAGTTCGAGAAAAACTTTTACAGATTGCTAATGATTTTTATAATTCTTTGGAATTGAATGTTCCTATTTTAGATATTCAATTAACAGGTTCTTTAGCTAATTACAATTACACGGAATATTCCGATTTAGACACTCACGTTATTATAGACTTTAAACAAATTAATGAAGATGTAGATCTCGTTAAAAAGGCTTTAGATGGTGCCCGTTTTGTGTGGAATCAAAGACATGATATAGTTATTCGAGGACATGATGTAGAATTATATCTTCAAGATGAAGCAGAACAACATACAGCTTCAGGCCTTTATAGCTTAAAAAATGGAGATTGGATTCGTAAACCTCGTTACAATCCTCCTGAGATCGATGAAAGAGATGTTAAAGTAAAAGAAAATGAATACGTCAAAGAAATTCTTAAAATGGAAGAAAAGGTTTCTGATCCAGATGTAACATTAAATGAATTAAAAGATTTAGAAACTCGAGCAAAAAAAATAAAAGATAAAATTCAACAAGGACGTAAGAAATGTTTGGCTGGTCCTAATGCTAGTGAATTTTGTGTAGAAAATTTAGTCTTTAAAAATCTTCGTAATACAGGAATGATTGAAAAACTTATCGACATTGCTTCTAAAGCTTACGATAGAGCTTTTTCAGAATATTAAGAAGGTAATTTAGTTAAAGCATCAAACATTTTAGACGCGGTTTGATTGGAATCTAATTCACTTTTACAAAAAATACTTTTAGCTTTTTGAACAACATCTTCCAAGGAATCTTTTTGAAGAGCTAAACGACAAGCATCTTCTTCGGCTTGCTTTAATTTAATATTTGATGTATTAAATTCTTGCTGAAGTTTTTTTAAATTATTTTCTAAAGAAGAAGCAAATTCTTCTAAACGATGAGAATGTTCTTCAGGGAAAATTTTTTGTTCTTTTAGTTGGTTTAATCCTTCTAAAATATTAAGTTTGCCTTGTTGCCAATTATCTAAAATTTTTTGTGTAGGTGAAAGATCCATAATAAAAAAAGCAGTCCTCTCCTGCTGTCACGTCTTCTTTCGGGGACGTTCCCTAGTTATGAAAATTCGTGACCGGAGTTCCAGGTCGCTCTGTACTACTCAAGTTACGTGAGTTTTGTACAGCCCTCGATGACTCCAGTCTAGAGATTCGCAGGCCAGTTTGCAAACATTCGGCCGAGTGTCCACAATACGAATCTCTTTTCGGGTGTGATATCACACACTAAATTTTTAAAGATCATTTCGGTTTGTATGGATAGTGTATCCACCATCTTATGGATCACCGAAAACCATTCTTAATAAATTTAATTATCCTCCATGATAGGATCTTTCTCTAAATCTTCAACTGATTTATTAATATATCCTGAAGTTAAACGAATAGTATAAAATTTTTCTTTGGGGTCATTACAATCTACAACATAACCCCTAAGACCCTCTTTAGTGACCACATAGTCACCTGCGCAAAAATATTTTTTATCCATTTACCGCTTACAAATAAGAGCAATAAGAATCAAGATAAGAAGAAGTGTATTCAATTCCATAATATTAATAATTCCAAACTTTAACTGCGATTTGTTTATCTTTCGAACGGAGAATAACAAATTCTCCATCCCAGGATTCATTTTCAATAGCTTCGTCTATATCCAATGAAAATTTCAAAACCTTACCAGTTTTGGGTGACTTTACCAGAAGTTCATTTGTAGCGCGAGACATATCTAAATCAGAAGCGTTAGCTACTCCGAACCCATTATTCCATTTAAATGAAGAAGCACATACTGTTTTCATGATGTTTATATCATAGAGATTTTTTTTAAAAATAGCCCGCAAAAAATTATTTTTTGGTTATTTCTCTTAAAATACCAGCCCAATAAAACCTCCATTGTTTGGGGTTTACGCACAAACATTTAAAATGAAGAAAGGCTCTTTGGATTCGATTCATAATCTCTGTACTATCCCAGAGATTAATACTTATGGAAACTGATGGAAACACGTCAGTTACAGGTATTTAAGAAGAGTAATAGTATCTCCTGTAAACTTTTCCCATCCAAATGATTTACAAAGATAATATTCAGGGAGAGAAGTTCTCACTATAGGTTCTACACGAACGACATCACCAACAGACAAAGAAGGTCCTTTAAAATTCAAACTTTTAAAAAGAATTTTTTCTTCATCATTTAAACAATTTTCTGGAGCATTAGTCAAATGAAAAGCTTGCTCCGCAGCAGCTTCTCCACACAAATCACTTTTATAGGAAATACCTTCTAAACGTTCTACCAACCAATCTTCCCTTGAATCCCAATTTCTAGATTCCCAGGGTTGTTGATAAATGGTAATAAGAGATTTATTAACTTTCATGAGAAAAATATCTCATAAAAAAATAAAAATATCCCGCTTAAAAAATAATTTTTAATTAAACCTATCAGGGTTTAATCTTTGGTCTGGATTACTACCTCCAAACTCTTCTTTCTCTTCAGAATCTTCTTCAGAGTCTTCCATCATTCCCCTAAGTTCATCCCGAAGATTTTCTTTCCAATCCGGAACTTTATCAATAGTATCGAAAACCCAATTATAGATAGCTTCAATAGCCCCCGGATTGTCACCGAAAAATTCTCTCAACCCTTGACGATAACCCAAAACTTCAATGAGATTGGTAAGGTCCTGTTCATCGTCATAACGAACAGCAGTTTTATCCATATAAACTTCCATCAATTCATATCCATCCATTTCATCCACATCAATACTTTCTTTCATCATCTTTTTCTTAGATGACATTTTGGATGACATTTTTGGCTTTTTAACCTTTTTATAGGCTTCTTCGAGAAGTTGCTGATCTTGAGATTTCATGTAAATATATTTATGGGAGAGTTGATTCAAAAATATAAAGACTCCATGGAGTATAAGAAATGGAAAGTGGCTCGATTCTTTACTCTCTATTGTGATAGCCCTACAGAACCAAGTGAAATATCTGAAGAAACCGTTTTAGAATTTGAAAAAATTTTTAGTGGTAATGTCGAAGAAAAATCAGATCAGATATCTAATTGACTTTGCAGTTCTTCTAAAAAAGGACCGTAATTGTGGGTGCCGTATTCTAATTTAAGAACAGAAGCTACAGCCCGAGCAAATTCTTTGTCATTTAAATTAGGGTTGTAAGAATCAATAGCTGAAATCAATAAGTCTACCAACTTATGACTGTTATCTGATTCTTCTTCTTTTAAAAGAGTTTTTTGATAAGCTTCTTCTAAAAGTTGTTGGTCTTTTGATTTCATAAATTAATATTTAACGAAATACTTTTAAGACTTTACAATCTTCAGTATTTTTAGCCAGTATATAACCTTTTCCTAAATTGACATAAGGACCAGTACAACCTATAGCAATAACAACCTCTCCATAACCTTTAGCATTTCTAAAATCTTTAGTGACATTAACTGATTTATCATTTTTACTGTAAGTCCAAGGCAGTGTATCTTTTACCCATTTAATAATTTGCCTATCTGTCATGCTATTAAAAGAAGAGCCTAAAACCTGTTCTAATACTTCATTGTCTTCTACAAGAGGTACATCAGAAGGAAGTACTTTACCTGTTTTTTCCATATATTCCCAATCTTCTAAAGAAACCCCTCTATAACCTATAAAGTTTGGATCATCCGTTTCATCTTTTTGGTTAATGAGTTTATTAATACGTTCTCTTTCCTCTTTTGGAATAGGTTCTGCTTTGACTTTACGGTAAGCTTCTTCTAAGAGAACTTGGTCTTTAGACTTCATGGGGATTAATTAAAGATCTTTAATGGCTGTTTTGTACCAACCCTGAAGTACTGAGTTATCTTTATTCTTTTCTACATCCTTTAAAAGATCAACAATATATTTCGCATTACTACTAGAAAGATCATCATCACCTACTTTTTTACCATCAATAACAATTTCAAAACCATCATATTGATTCATGCGATAGTCAATCTTTTTGTCTTGAAATTTAGAAGGATCTATTTCTACTTTAGGGGTTTGTGAAACATAAGAAGTGTAGGGTTCTCTGGAGAGTTCTTCATCGTTCTCTAAACCCGCATTACGTTCTTGGTTACGAAATTCTCTTTCTTGAGCTTTAATGGAAGCCAAAGAAGGTTCCCGAGAAGGTTTCCAACGAGTTTCTGGATTAGCGTGAGGATGGGCTTCGTTGACTTTGAGGTAGGCTTGCTCTAAGAGGATTTGATCTTTAGACTTCATATATTCTTTATTTATTTCAATCTTCTATTTTATTAAAAGATCTTCGATTATAGTCTTTAATAGACCGATGCTTTCGGGGAGAAGGAAGAGTAGGTTTCCGAAGAGACTTCAGAAGTTCGTATTGGGATTTAATTTTCAGTTTCATAACAAATAAAAGAATAGACGAATTTACCTGTTATGTCCCGCGTAAAGATTAATCTTTAGGGAAAAAATGCTTCAAAGCTTTATCTCTCCCAGCTTCAATACTTTTTTGTCTTTCTTCTTGAGCGGACTTAGGAACAGAAACTTTATCATCTGTTTTATCCAAAAAGAGTTTACCGTTCTTAGACACTACTTTACGAGCACTGTCAGGGTACATTTTATCAATAACATACATTCCTTCTTGAACGGGTTTATCGGAATCTACGGAATTACCATCCGAATCTAAAACATAGAACTTACCTAAAAAGAAACTCTTATAAAGATTTCCTGCTACTCCTTTAGTCCAATAATAATTTCCTGTAAATTTAGGATTAGGAGTTTCATCAAATCCTAATTGAAGTAAAGAGGGTTCCGAGGTTACTTCTTCTAAAAGACGAGAGTAAAGAGAGTTAAAAGAACTCATAATTTAAAAAGGAATTAAAGCGATATGAGTAAAGTCTTGAGGAGTATCAAAAACATAATAGTCATGACCCGAAGTGTCTGGATAGTTATTGCCTACTGCGGTTCCTTTGGCTTGTATTTGCTTTTGCAAAGAAGGATCTAAATTGGTTTGATTTAAAAATCTCTTAATAGAGTCTTCATTTTTAAAAGCTACATGAGAGGTTTTAAAACGATTTCCTCCTTCTACTTTACGTTTAAGATTAGGAACATCCAATCCTTCTAAGAACATAACGTCTTCAGGACGACCAGAAAAATAACTAAATTCTTGATCGCTAGTTACATTCATGCGCTCATAAGCTTGTTCTAAAAGGATTTGATCTTGGGATTTCATATATAGTTTTACTTATCTTAAAGTGGTGGACGGTTAAATTGGTAAGATGAGATTCGAACTCATTATTCCATTTAGGAGACGGTTTTACAGACCGTTGCGACACTCCAACTTCGCCGCTTACCAGTATTATACTAGTCCAATTAAAAAATTGGCTCCTCGTCTTGGACTTGAACCAAGAGTGCCTTTCGGCTCCCGGTTAACAGCCGGGTGTATTTACCAATTCTACTAACGAGGAATTTCCTTACAAAGATCTTTCCGATTTTGTATTCGTAAGTCGTCACCTACCTATAGGTTCATCGGGAACCTATTACCTTAATGAACTTTATTTATTCCTCTTCTATTTCTTCGCCAGAAAAAATGGAAGAAAGTTCTTGATTAGAAAGAATCCAAGAAGAAATCTCTTCCGAGCAAACTTCTTTTAGTTTATCTAGAGTATCCCCACTCCAACTCTTACCACAACGATACTCCAAAACAATCTCTTGAGCTTCGGGACTAGAAAGTTCTGCCAAAGGCATTTCCTCGAGCCAAAACCAACTTAATGCTTGTTCGTCTACTTTATTCATATAATTTTACTTGTTACGAAAACCTACTTTAATTCCTTTACGAGTTACCTTAAAATAGATGGATTTATTCATGGAGTAAAATATCTAATAGATTTACCAAAACGTCAAGAAAAAAATTAATAAATAAATTAAATGTCTCTATTAAACATTAAAAGTGGTCGAGTTGTTTTCAAAGATAAAACCAAATTCACAACCTCTTCTGTATATTCTTATGATTCGGATGCATTAAATTATATTGCTTCTGTAGAAACAGCAGATGGTCAAACCTTAGAAGAACCTGTTAAAATAGCTTATAACGATTTTATTGTGGGTTGTAAAGATGATGGTATTTGGAATGCTCTCAAAGCTTCTTGTATTCTAGCTGGAGCCAGGACTTTGAATGGAGCTTTGATTCCTTTAGTTGGAACAGCACCTAGTAGTTTCAACTTTGTTTCTGCTGATTATAACAGAAAAACGGGCTTAAAAGGTAATGGTACTAACAAAAGACTCAATACCAATCGGAGAACTAACACAGACCCACAAAATTCTAAACATACTTCCATATACGTTACAGAAAGAGAAACTAGTACATCTAAAACTTATATGGGAGGAAGTGATGTTTCTGGCTCTACTATAATTAGGTTGGGTACTACTAGTAATGGTGTTGGTTTTAGAATAAATTCTTCTTCTCGATTAAACCTAGCAAACGGAAACGTAAATAACGCCTTTTTAGGGGCTAGTAGATCCAATGCCACTCAAATTACTTTTCTTGTGCCAGGATTTACTGCTTTTGCCATCTCCAATTCTTCTGCTACTCCAACTAATGAAGCTTTACAAGTGTTTAGTTCTGGAACTTCTACCGCATTTTCAATAGCTCGAATTTCCTTTTATTCTATTGGAGAAGCTTTAGATCTAGACAAACTAAACACCAGAGTCTCCGCTCTTATGACATCTATTAACGGAGCTATCGCTTAATTTTATGAACTTACAAGAACTCATTCTTCAAAATAAATCCTATGAGGAACTTCAAAGTCTCGTTTTAATCTTTAATTCTTCTTTAAAAGACATTTTAGAAACTACACAAGAAACTTTTAATAGTCAACATAAAGTGTCTCCGATAGAATTAACCGATGGTCGTTATATGCTCTGTGCAGACTTGTTGACAGAAATTGGACCTGGAGGACTCTATTCTCAAGGTTTTGGTCTTTTAGATACGGATCTCTTTTCTCAGGTAGAAGTAGTCTCTCTGGAAGAAATCTCTTCTTTACTTCCATCAACAGAAGAATAAGATAAATTAATCTTCTTGAAAATAGGCATGGATTACCGGAGTTTCATCTTGTCTCCACTTCATCCAAGCTTGAGCAATATTCTTAGGATCATTCCACCAAGCTCTTAAAGGAATCGATTGCCAATGACTATCCCAGACCCAAAGTTGATTCTTTCCTGGGGGATAAAGATAAGCACAAGTGGCATGACCCCAGTTTGGAGTTTGAATAGAAAGAACTTTAGCTTGTATTCCGCTCTGACGTAAGGATTGAGCTACTACAATAGCTTCTGGTAAACAAGCTTTTCTAAAGGATCCAGCCCACTCCGGAACTCCTACAGGTGGGGTTGAAGTACAACCTGCTAAAAAGAGCCCTAAACAAACACAGAACTTTAATAAAGATTTACTTAACAATTTTTTAATCAGTTAAATTTTCGTCGAGTAAGTCTTGAACGTGCTTACCGAATTGAAGGCGTAAGAATCGAAGAACAGCAACTTCATGATGTTCATCTCGGTAATTGGGAATCCTTTTTAAAATAAAAGATAAACCAGCTTGTACAGCTTTATCGATCTTTTCTTTTTCTTGAGGGTCTAGTTTAATTGGAATAATCTCTGAAGTAGAACTATTAATATTTTTATAAGCTTCTTCTAATAATTGCTGATCCTTGGACTTCATATTATTTTATTTAATCAAATAAGGTCTTTGGAAAAAGTGAGCCCCCAAAGATCTCCTCTGATCTTAATTCCTCTAAAGATTACATTTTGAGTCTTTTGATCCCGAACATAAAAGGAATCTTCTTGAATTTCAATAAGATGTTTAATTCTTTGAGCTTCTTGTAAAAGAGTCTTAGTAGAGGTATTAGAACAAAGTTTAACTACGGTATCCTCCATAAAGAACTAAAGGCGTTCTGTTTGAATGTCTTGAATAACTTCCCAAAGAAGAGTGTCTTTAATGTCTTTGAGGTTTTTATAGTCTTTAACATTATGATGTCTTCCTCCGTCTTTCATGTTAAAGGCATAAGAATGCATTATAGTCTCTTCACAAGTCATAGGGTCATAATGCTTAGAACAGCCATTGTCTCCGGTGAGTTCATAAAGAATATCTTGAAGAGCAGCGGCATAGCCTTCTAGGTAACGTTGTTCGTCTTTCTTGAGGGTTTTCATTCTTTGGCCTCTTGAAGGATTTCTAACATATTTACACAGATAGAAGCATCGGAACCGTCTTCAAAGAAAGCCGTCTTAGCTCTTCGAATAACTTTAAAAAGCTTATCGTATACTCGTTCTAACTTACGAGTATAATCAAATAGTATATCTAACTTAACATCATCGGATAAGGTATTTCTCTTAAACTCTTCCGTTAATCGATCGGTCTCTAGGGAATCACTCATAAGATTAAAGCCCAATATCGATTCCGAACATCATTAGGATTCCTTTAAGGATAGCTCCAGCTAATCCAATCATACAGACTCCAAATAAAATCCGAAGCAAAACCATCCATCCCATAACACAGTCTGTTACTTGTTCTTCGTGAGTATATTTGTCTTTCATAAAATCAATATTAGATAAAAATATAAAATAGGGCAACCTAAAAGGAAAAGAAAAGCTCCTTATTCTAATACCCTTTTATTTCGGAGCAGACCTGCTTATCTTTAAATACGAGTTTCTCAAGGGTACAGGTCGATCTTTAATTATCTGTCTTTTCACAGATACCATTCAGACAATCGCAAAGAGCTTCTCTCAAAGGGGCTCCAACTACAATCAAAGCTTTGTGTCTAGACTGCTCTTCGATATGTTGAAGAACCTCTTTAGCCTTTAAGAGTTCTTCTTCTAGTTCTTTATTAATATTATGGAGGTCTGCTACTTGAGCTTGAAGTACTTCGCAGTCCTAAAACCACTCTTTAATAAGCCTCGAGTTCTCTTCTTTAAATTTCTGAATCTGTTCATCCATTAAAGTAAAGTCTAAATTAAATTCAAAGTCTGTATCGCTCATTTGTTTGATTTCTTTTGATCTTCTTCTGCAATCCTTTTAAGAACCATTGTAACATAATACTCTGGATGAGACTTGTAATGCTGAAACAAAGTCACAAAACGGTTGTATTCTTCTACCCATCTATCGCTGTGTGGATCTAATACATGCATCCTCTCTTCTCTAAAGTGAACACTATCATGCATGGCTTGGTATGTAGCATCCAGCCTTGCAAGGACTTCTGACCTAAAGTCTTGTGGCAGAGTGTCATCATTCTTAAACATCTCCCAGATCTGTTCACGGGTGTATCGCCTTTCTTCTTGTTTGTCTTTCATATTATTGAGCTGCCTCCAAGTAGATATAAGTAGTCTTATTAAGCTTTCGAAGAATAGCAATTCTGTCCTTAATCATCTTGCGGAGGATAGGGCTACGTCGTGCTGACCAGCTGTCACAGATAGCAATACGTAGAGCAGTTCCAATGGAGATATGTTCGTTAAGAGTTAGTTTTTCCATAGTTTTTAAATACGATATGTTATTGAACCCCCAAACCTTGATACTTGAGCATAGAATTAGTCAAGTAACGTTGAATTTGTTCTAGGGTCTCTAGAGGTTTAATGTCTAGATAGATCTTTCTTTTATCTAGTTCTTTAATATCCGAAGAAGAAGTTAGATCCCAGATAGCTTGTTTCAAAGAAACAGAACAAGGAATATTCATGAGGTTATTATAGTGTTCCCAGAAGATAGAGTGTATAGAGGTTTTCATAAGAATTAATGAGACTTAGTTAGAGTATAGAGAATAATCAAAGCAATAAGAGCTCCCAAGACATTAAAGAAGACAGAATGGCAAAAGAAGGTCATAATCAAAAGAACTCCAATAGAAAGTCCTTGAATAGCTCCTACAAAGAATTCTGGTATTTTCATAAGATTAATGAGCCTTTGCCATCTCGTAAGCCGTATCTACCCCTACTCCTAAGTTCTCTAATTGAGCCACGGTCTTAGAACACTTCGCTAACTTCTTATAGGTACTCTTGAGTCCGAGAGGGGCATTTTTGGCTTCTTGAAGTTGGAGAGCCAAGGTCTTGATCAGGTGATTGATTAGGGTTTGTTTGGTTTCCATGATTAAAAGAATAGAGATTTTGTTTTAAAATAGCCACTCTTTAATGAATTTTAATGATATAGGGGTATTCTTGATACCACCAATTTAAAACCTTATTTCCCTTTACGGTGACCTGATAGGTCTTACCTACTTCCAATTGACTATAGACTTCATCGCTATTAAACATCTGAAAAGGAATCAAACGATTCTGAACTTCCAGGACTCCTTGATCGGTTCCTACCATATAGTGAGAAGAACTTCCGGAATCTACATAGAGCCTTTGAACTTGGATGACCATTTCCTTTTCCGGCCCGAATCCCTGAACTCCGAAGGTATAGTTTAAACCGATAACAATTCCTACAATTAAAAGAACCGGAGTCAAAGTAGAAACCGAAGCTACCAAGACCGGATGATCCACAGCCCAATCAAAAAACCTATCGATGAGAGTGGAGAGTGTGGAGAGTGAGAGTTTGTTATTTTTCATATAAGAGAGATATTAGAGATTTTGTTTTAAAATAGCACTCCAAAAAGAAATTAATTTTCCTTTTGATTAGCCAAATAAAAGGCAATAACCAAAGCTCCAAAGACAATCAGAACCGCGAGACTAGCTCCATTAAGGAACATTCCCGAGAAGATCTTACCAAGGACTGAAACTACAATATAAAGGTTTTCCATAACAGTTATCAGAATAGGGATTTTGTTTTAAAATAACACTCTTTATTTTTAAGAAAATTTAAAGGATTCCTAGGTTCCAACAATAGTGATTAATGTCTTTAGTAGACATTCCCAGATCATTTAATTGACCCCAGATCTCATCGATCTCTGCTTGATAACTATCATATTCGTATCCTCCCTCTTGAGAAAGGTTCTGAAGCTTGATGGTCTCTACTAAGGTTTCCAGTAAGGTTTCTTTATTTTTCATAAGAGAATTAAATGAATTGTTTAGCGAGAAAAGCCGCTTTGAGGTTCTGATACCAGGTCGGGTTCTTCTCTTTGAGAATCTCTAACGGAGCTTTCCGCTGAGAATAATCCTCGTGTTCTAGGGTCTGAAGATAGTCTTCGACATAATGATTAGCGATGAGTTCTTTCTTGAATGCAGCCATCGTCACGGGACCTTTATGCTTAAAACGAGCCAAGAAGGTTCCGATAGGCCAACGACCTTGAGGGTCATTCAGGAACAGGTAAACGCCGGATTTCTCGAACATCTCTTTAGTGAATGGTGTTTTCATCATGGATCTATATTGGTCTATTTCTTAAAAAAGGTCCCGCCTAAAAGAAAAAAAAAAGATTAAATAAAAGAAAGTATGAATAAATTTGATCGTCTCGTGAGTGAAATGATGGGTTCTGAAGCTTCTGAAACAGATGTTATTAGAAGTATTCGTCAAGACCTTACAGATTGTTCTTCTAACCTAGATAATTTCGCTAGTCAATTTGAAGGATCTAGTCCCAAGGCTATGGCTATTCGTCAAGCTATGATGAAGGTAGACGCAGCTCGTGATATCCTTTTTAAACTTCAAGACTAATAGGACCCGAGTAGAATCCTTAAAAAGACAACAAAACGCGTTTTAATCGCGTATAGGATAGCAAGAATCCTAGGAGTTTCCGATTTTGTAAACGACCAGGTTTACCCAGTCCTAAAGGCTCATCGGGAACCTTCTCTAAGAATTAGAAGTAAGCGTTCTTGTAAACCACAGGCCTTCCGGCATTCAGTTCTAGAGTCTTTTTAAAGTTCGTAAAGTCTGTGGAAGCTTGTTTCATCGTAGAACAAGCCGGCATCATAAGAGCCAAAGCAATAAGGAAAAGAAGGTTTTTCATAGGGGTTTATTAAAAGATTCGAGTTACTTGACGGAGCTTTCCGTCTTCGATTTCCCACTTGGTGACTTGGCAATAGTCTGTATCTTCTCCAATAGTTTGCCAATTTACCACGAAAGGCTTTTGATCATAAGCGAGGTTAATGATCTTAAAACCCTCATAGTCTTCTCGGTCTTCGAAGTCCATAATGGCTTCTTGAGCGAGTTCTGAAGACGTATAGATTCCGAGAAGGCTATAACCATCATAGCCTTGATCTCCCATCAGGATGTAGTTGTTAGTATTCATTACAGTAATGATATTAGAGGTTGATGGTGGACAGGTCAAAGACTATTTTAGTGAAATAAAGGCAACTCCAGCTTCTTTGTCAACAACACCCAAAGCTCCAACTTTCCAAGGATATTCTGGAACAACACAGTCAATATCCACATAACCTCCACAATCTCCAAAATCTGGAAAGCAAACATCGACATCTCCGTGTTTTGTTAGCGAATCTTGTAGTTGTTTAATTAGTTGTGAAGTTTTCATTACAGATATAAGAGTAGAGGATTTAGATTAAAAGATCCCGCTTTATTTTTTAATTTCTTTAGAGATTTCTTTAGCTACGATCTCCAAAGCTTGTTTAAAAAGAACATCTTGACGTTGACCCCAAATATCAGAAAAGTCGTCTCCTTTAGCAGAAACGTCTTTCATAGGAGGAATGCAGTTATCCCAGATATGTGGAAGAACCTCGTGCTTCATATAATAAAGAATGTCTTCTTTATCGGCTTTAGAGAGTTTAATAGTAGAAAGCTTCTTCATATTAAAGAGAAGGTTTAAAGGATTCGAAAGCGATAGGATTGCTGTAGTCGATTTCGCGATCCATAAACTGGTGGAGTTGCTGGTCGTCCAGGTACTTGAGGCCGTTGAGGACTCCGGTGAGGTGCCCGATCATCATGTCTTTGGTGTAGCCCCTCTTCTCGAGGTTCTTGAGGATTGTGGATCCGTAGTCTTGGGTGTTGTGTTTCATTACAGATATCAGAGTAGAGGGTTTCTTCAAAAGAGTCCCGCTTTTAATTCAATAAATCGTAAAAATAATCCGGTTCTAGGCCTTCTTCATAAAGAACTTCTTCCGGATCTTCTCCGTCTTTCACTCGTTGACGCATTTCTTTTTGAAGTTCTTTGGCTTCTTCTAAGGTCAGATCTTGACCTTCCATCAAGGCTTTTAGGAGATGCATAGGTTATTTCTTCTTGGTTACTTTAATAACTCCCCTGAAAAAGCCGACAAGAAAGAAGGTCAAAAGGATCAAAAGGCCAAAGCCAACCTGAAACAGTGTAGGAGAAAGGACCCACCACCAGGACCAATCAATGTGATTAGTCAGCTTCAACCCTACAAAGAGGACTGTGAGAAGAGTGAGGCCAGATAGATTGATTTTCATATGATTAGATTTAGAATTCGTTGCTGAGCAAGAGAGCAATGGCTGCAACCACAAACAAGATGGTGATAAGAAGTCCTTCACCAGTCAGGAACATGCCTGAGAAGATCTTTCCGATTACTTGAAGTGCTAGCGTGATGTCAATCATAACAAATAAGAGTATGGAGAATTTTTTAAAAAGAGTCCCGCTTTATTTTAAAGAAAGAGCGATCTTGAGACCTTTTTCAAAGTTCTGGACTTTCTTAATAGTGACTCCAGCACTCCGAAGGAAGGTCATCTCTTCGTCGTAAAGGTCTTGAGGAGTCTTAATATTTCGGAAATAGTCTTGGCATTCCGGGCAATCACACGAATTCTTTTTAGCCTTAGAAGTTTTCTTTTTCATAACAGATCAAAGATTAGAGGATTCTTTAAAAGAAGGCCCGCTCTAAAGGTTATTTTTTAGATAATTTTTAGCCTCTACAAACAAAGCCTGAGCTCGATCCTCAAAGACATAGGTATAACCCTCTTCACTAACTCCTTCCATATTCGGAATACAAACGTCTTCTTGAAAAGCTGGAATGATCGTAAAGGCGATCAAATCATCTAGCTTTTCTATTTGTTCTTGAGATAGCTTGGTCATAACAGATTAAGGTCTTAGGCTTTGCCGGCGAAGTAAACCTTACCAGGAACGGTCTCAGAAGGAGCCTGAGTAAAATCCAGGATGATAGAGGCTTTCTCAGTCTTAACCGCCTTAGGGGCTTTCTTAGAACCCTTTGAAACCCTCTTCAAGGTATTGTAGACAGCCCGGTAATGGGCCTTGTTCTTAACCAGAGAGGCGGTAGGGTGGTTGGTGTCATGAATCACCGCCAGGATGTCCTTAACGGTGTAATGAGGATTAGTGGTGTAGAGGTCTTTAACGACTTGGCTGAGTGTGGTGTTGTTTGTCATGGTTTATATATTGGCGGATTTTTAAGAAAAGGTCCCGAAAAAAAAGAAATATTTTTTTATTGTTGTTCAATGGTCACGGTTCCAGAAACCCTTACGAGTTTCCCGTCTACAAAGAAGAACCAACCATCAGTCTCCTTTTCGGAATTAACAAAGCTATTAACTACCTGATAAGTCTTGACGGCTTTGTCCCCGGACCAAACGGTAACCACGTAATTGCCTGTAGAGAACCCTTCTGCCAGTTTTCCCATATTGTTCTTAAAGGCTCCACATCCGGTTAGGAAGAGAGAAGAGATACCCATAACAGAGAGAATTAATGTTTTTTTCATAACAGATAAGAGAATAGAGATTTTGTTTTAAAATGTCCCGACTTTTCTTTAACGATTTTTAAGACGAATAAAAACGTCTTGATTCTGAAGCATAATCTCTCCCAAGATTACGGAACAATACTCGTACCATTGTTCCAGAGTCCATTCTCCGCTAGTGACCTTATCGAGATTCTCCTGATACTGAGGAGCAATTTGTTGGATGTATTCGTTCATAACAGATCCAAGATTAGAGAAACCTTTTAAATAAGGCCACAAAAAAAGGATTCCGATTAAAGAATCCTTTTCTTAGAAGGTTATTAGAGAATCTTTCTTAGCCTAGACGAGTTCTTAGTTGTTGGTCTCTACTCATCTTATTAGAGAATCCATATTCATCGGTTTCAGAATCCAAAAGCTCTACACCAACAATCTTAGAAGAAGATTCGTCTGAATAGGTATAAGGTTTTCCTAAGAAGTATTTCTTAGCTACTTCTAAAGGAGTTTGGTCTTCTAAGAACTTATTAGAGATATTAAAACTTGTTTTATAAGAATCTCCATTTTGAAGTTTGATTTTAAGATCTACAGTAATGTAATCTTTTTCTTCTTGGACTTCATCTAATTCTTCTACTTCTACTTTATATTGTTGATCTTTTAAATCTCTTACTATTTCGTCTTTTTCTTCTTTAGAATGGGCAATAAATTTTTGGGGTTTTTGAAAAGCAGAAAAAGCGGTAATCTCAAACTTTTTAGATTCTTTTTCTTCGTTCATGATTTCTTTATAGAGAGTTTCGAATTTGTTCATATACTTTATTTATAGATTCTTTAAAAACTTTTTGGAACTTCTTTATTATCGAAAACTTTGTCTACTGTAGCTAATTTTCTGTGAGGATAAAACAAAGCTCCTTTTTCATCTTTGGGATTTAGTTCTGTAATTTCTGTACTTAAAATTTCCAAAAGATTTAAAGTATTTTTAGAAGAAAAGCTATTTTCCAAAGAAAACAAAAAATCTTGTTTTGTTATTTTAAAAGAATCTTTCTTTAATTCTTTTATATATTTTCTCATTTTCCAATAATTCTTTATTTTTCTTACAATTTTAAACATATTTCTTTATTTTTCTTACTATTTCTCTATTTCTTATCTATCTATACTACATTCTATCTACATATTTTCATATTTCAATATGTGTATATGTTCTTTTTTTCCTTTTTATTTTCTGGATTTCATTTTAAATTCCCTATTTTTATTCTTTTTAAGGATAATATCCCCACTCCATAATAGAGTCTCCATTAGTAAAAATATTCTTAACCTTAGTACGTAATGCTACTACTTTAAACTTTCCCTGTAAAGCTCCTTCTCCATGATCTTGAGCATATTTTTTATTAGTAGTAACCCAATCTCCCGGTTGAATCACCTTACCTAAAAAAGAAGAATTTTCTTTTTCTGCTTCTTTCATCTTATCCTGATACACCGAAAGAGGAATAGCTCTATATATAAAAGTTACATATTCCGGCTTTCCTTTCCAACCTAAAACCTTTCTTAATTCTGTTAATCCTTCTTCTGTTTCATACCATTGAGGCATACTATAAACATCTTGGGGATAGACTCCATTTAAAGTTAAATCATATCCCGGAGCGCCAGACTCTCTATCCGGAGCTTGATGTTCTCCTCTATAATCTAAACTCTCTTCTATTCCTTTAATAAAATGCCTAGAAGGATCTACGGGATATTGAGAACAGAGGCTTTGATACTCTTCCGGTTTATATCTCTTTTTAACTATATATTGAACTTTACTCTGGATATATTCCTCATTATGGTCTTGAGTAAAGAATTGTTTAATAGTCGGATCTATCTTTCCTTGAGGAGTTTCAATCCAAGTGTGCATAAACTTTCCTTCGACTCCTTTAATCTTAATAAATCCTTCTATCACTTGAAAGTCTTTCTTTCCTTGATCTAATAATTTCTTAGTTAAGAGTTCTGCGGCATACATACAGGAATCTACCGAATAGGGATTAAAGTTCTGAGGAAGGCTTACATCTAAGTCTTCTTTTAATATTTTTTCTATTAGTAAATCGAATTTCATTTTAATATTTCTAAATTATAGACAGCAAAGGCTTCATTAGATCTATCATAGAGAGCATCTATTCCTAAGGAAGTCATAATAAGAGGAAACTCATCTCTCCCTAGGAAGTCTTCTATTTTTCTCCCAGAATACCTCAAATTCTTATAGTCTTTCCAATCTTCCAGATCTCTTAAATCTAAGACTCTTTGAATAGGATTTAAGGAAAATTCTAAAACGATTCCTCCTTCTTCGTCTCCGGAGAAATCCGCATAATTCTTTTGAGCTAGGTCTCTATCCGGGGTAACATAAAAGGCTTTGCCAAAATAACCTCTTTCACATTTTTCTAAATTTAAACCTTTTTCTTTAATGTCTTGAGCGGATTCCAGATCGGTTCCATGATAGGCCTTTAAGGGATAGGAGAATTTTATTTCTTCTTCTTTTAATATCTTTTCTATTAAGGAATCGAATTTCATATTAATTTTATCCAGACTCCCCGATCTGTTTCTGTTACTTCAAAGTTCTCATCTCCCTTAATCTTATCAAAGACTTTATACATATTGTCATTTAATATTCTACCATGACTGAAGAAAGCGGGTTTGTTTAATTGTTGAATGAGTTCTTTAATCTTTTGAGGTGCATACCCTTTTCCTTGATATTTCTTTTTAATTTGAATATGCATTTCCAAATACTCTTCTCCGTTTAATACCTTTTCTTTAAAAGATATCTCTCCTTCCGGGAAGGTAGCTCTCTTAAACTCAAAGCCGTCTTTGATGTTTAAAATTTCATTTACCAGATCATCGAATTTCATATTAATTTTTACTAAAGAAGTAGTGAATATCTTTCTCGGGATCATAAGCTACGTAGATATTAGGTTCTCCGGGATAGAAGTAATATTCCCAATTTTCTTTAAGATCTAAGTCAAAAGGTTTATTAATTAAAGACAAGAATTCTTCTCTATTAAGAAAGAGATTAGGATTTTCTTCCGCTTGTTCTCTGAAGGATTCTTCTTGTTCGGCGAAATCATTGACATCCCTAAAGGTTCTTAGAACACATTCTCCCGTATCTACGTCAAAGAGATTAGTACAATTTCCAACGTAAGGAGAGGATTCTAAGTAAAAGTTTTTAAAGGATTTCATTTTTTAATAATTATCTTTAATATATGTTATTTGATTCTTTAGTCTCTTCTATTTTAAAAGAAAGTCCTGATGTAGTCGCGGATGTTTATGATCGAACCGTTAACGATTATAGTCACTTTATTTTCTTTATAGGAGACGAAAACGGATCTTTTCTTAAGAAGAGTAATCCTTCTCCTTGGGGGACGGAAACTCATTCTTTTATAGTAGCTAATCTCAAAGAAGAAGGAATTATCATTCCTCAAAGTCCTTACTCTGTATTAGATTCCTCTCTTTGGACAGGAGAAGGTCGTGAACTTTTAGGTAATCCTAGAAGAATTTCTACCAAACATTCCGGAATCATCATGCCTCAACAATCCGATATGAATGGAACTTATATATCTTTTTGGTATTACAATGAGTATCCTAAGAATTGTCCGGCTTTAAAACAACTCTTTAATTACACCAAAAAGAACTTTCCTGGTCCTTACTTTATAGATAAAGCTGCTCCCCTTGCCGCGGAAGACGTTCGTTCTACGGTAGTTCCTCTTTAAAGAATTTTAAAAGCGTAAGTGTAACCGTCTTCGGATTTTACTATTTGAAATCCTAATTTTTGATAAAAGGAAACCAAATCCTTAATAGAAGACTTAGTTTTTCCTGTAGAGATCTCTCCCACATTGAGAGCGACCAGAGATCCAGAAGGGTACTTACTAAAAATCTTTTTAAGAATCAAAGAACCTAATCCCTTTCCTCTTTGTTGAGGTAAAACTTTAATAGTATTAACCCAAACATAATCAAAACGATCTTTTAATTTTAAAGTCTTTAAGAACTTTTGAATCAAGGGATACTCTTCAAAGAGGGAAAGAATATATTTCAGATTAGTTTTCTTTTCCTCATCCACCTCGAGAGTAGCTACCTCTTTACGCCCTATAAAGACCGCTTGTCGAGAAATATCCAAAGTAATAGAAGATTCTGTAAAGTTTTCTTCTATTTGTTGAATGAGGGAATCAAAACGCATTAAAGCTTTTCCAGTCTTTGATCTTAGCCAGCCAAAGCTTTTTAACCGCAATACGAGCTGTAGTTCTAGAATTTTCTGGAACCTCTTTCATAATCATTTCAGTAATGTTTTCAATTGCTTCGTCTAAAGCCATTTCGCAAGTCATTCCAATATCTGAGTAAAATTCAAAGAAATTATCTACAGTAGGTCTTTCCATAGGCTCCATATTGTCTACGTATTCCTCTTCGGAAACAATTTGTTGATAGGTTTGATCAAATTTATTCATATTTTTAAGAGATTTTATTATATTTATGTTTAATTATACTTCATGAATCTGGAAGACATCTTAACCTCTTTAATCGAAACTCTCACGACTTTAATTTTGCAAGAACCTAAAGATCTTTTAGAAGCTGCCAATAAAATTCTTTATCCTCTTAAAGAATCTGGAGAAATTTTTAACTATTATTTCTCTATGAGAGAGAAAGATGGAGAAATCCTTTTAACCATTTTCTTACAAAAAGAAGAATCCTCTTCGGTAGAATCTTGGGAATTGGGTATTTCTAAAGGGAATTAAGGTTTCCAGAAATAAGGAATAGGCCTGTTAGTCCAAGTAGCTTTCTTGGTTGTCTTTCCAAAAGCAAATTCTCTTTTCGCTGTATTGTAATAATTTTGATAACCCTTTACAGGATCTCCAGGAACGATACATTCGGCAAAGGTCTTAAAACATTGAGGATATTCTGATTCTGGTTCGTCTTTAAGGTCTGGAGGATTTTGTTTAGCCCATTTCACAAAGTCCTCGGTAAAGTGTTTCTTAGGACCAAATCGATGTTCTTTCTCTTTAAGAAGTCCTTCCAGATGACTAATAGTCCATTTCCAATTACTCAAATTCTCTCGAACCCACTTAGCCAAAGGATGATTATAATTACCATAGACTCGGGGAGTGCCTTTTTGAGTTCGCGGACAATCCGGTTCTTTAAGTCTTTCTAGAGGATAGCAATTAGCTACGAGTTGTGAACCTTCAATAATAATCTTATTGACGTGAAGGTCTTGATAGTATTCACAAGCTTTAACTGGATCATTGTCTAAACGGAAGAGATTCATATCTTTTTTAAGATAGAGAGAATTTTAAAATTATCTACTAATTTCTTCCCAATCTAGAGAAGCTAAAACTCCAGCAGTATTAGCAATATCTACAGCACAAACTAAAGTTAATTCATAAGGAGTTTTAGTTAAACCATTTCGTTCTAATTGAAATTTAAACAAAGCTTCTTTAAGAACATTTAAAATAGAAGAAGACTGGTTAGAGGAATTTAAAAATCCACTAGCTAAAACGCTTCCTCCTGTAAAACTAGTACCTGTAATATTATACTCTACAGAACTACTGTCTCCGGTACTTGTCCAAGTTCCTTCATTGGTTGTTCCATTGAACCTTAGCTGCCAATTATAATTGATACCATTACCCGCTCCAAGAAGAGATAAAGCTGTTGGAATTGCAATTGCATCTAATCTATCAGGAATTGTTTTTAACCGAATTGAAATAATTGGATAATAAGTGCCTGCTGCAGCAAATGTTCTTGGAGCTGTAATGGGAATTGAAGCAGCTTGTTGTGCTCCTCTTAGTTCATAACCTCCTTCGGAAATTACTGTAGAACAAACTTGTTTTAAAGTATGAGAACCGTTCGTTGCTCCTTTGTTTGTAATTTCATATCTTAATGGTAAAGAAGCAGTTGTAATATAAGTCGATGGAATTAAATTCGCGTGGTGGAAAGAATGACAGACAATAAACTGACCGTTGATTATAAATCCAATTCTAACTGTTCCGACTCCAAGCCATTCGATATCAGTCCAAAGAATTTGAGCTTTTGTAATATCTAATGTGAGACCAGATGGACCTGTTCCGTCAAGCTTGTCCCCATTCCAAGCAGATAGCGGAACAATTGTTTCTGAAGAAGGAGAACCATTTACCAAACTTCTTTCGACAAAACTAATAGTATTATCATCTACTTGAAAATAGATTCCGTTATCTTGACCAAAATAACCAACCCTCTGACGAAGATTTATAGCAGAAGGAGCCGTTATAAAAGTGCTCATAACAAGCATTCCTTTTCCTGGCTGGTAGCTAAACACTTTGGTTGTTTCCCGAATAACAGAAGAACCGGATAAACTGCTAACTGTTAAATCAACGAGACCTTGATTTTGATTAAATGATGCAGTTCCGTCTACTGCAGTAAGAGTTGCCCACAAATTGTTATCTTTATAACGATGAGAAGAATCAAAAAGTGTTAAAGGATTGGACGTTCTTAATCGACCAAAAGCGTCAGTATTTGTCGATCCTGCAGCAAAAGTAATTGGAAGAGAATTAGTAACGTTAACATTTAAAGAAGAAGTAGATGAGACTACAGTTACTGGATGATTGTCTAGATCTTGTAATGAAACAGACCCAAAAACATTAGTAGAAGTAACAGGATTTAATATTAATGAGGAAACCGTATTAGTGATTGAAAATTCTCCACATACATCAAAAGAAGTAATAGGATTTAAAATAGTTACCGCAGTAACTGGGTTTGTTACATTGACATCTAAAGAGGTTAATTGATTAACAATTAAAGAAGAAACCGTATTAACTATTGTGACCTCTCCGTCAACTTTTACAGCTGTTACTGGATTTAAAATACTAATCTCCGTAACAGGATTATCAATAGTAACACTTGTTAAGAGGTTTACTACCGTTATCGCACTAATAGGATTTTCAATAGTAACTGCCGTTACTGGATTTAGAATACTAATTTCCGTTACCGGATTATCTATAGTAACATTTGTTACGGGATTTAAAATAGTAACAGCACTGACGGGATTATCAATAGTGATGCTAGATAAAAGATTTACTACCGCTACAGCAGTAATTGGGTTATTGACAGTGATCTCCGTTACAGGATTCAGAACAGTAACTGCGGTAATGGGGTTACTAATAGAAACACTACTAGAAGGATTTAATAAAGTGACACTTACCGAAGTGGTTGGGTTAAGAATGGTACTAGAAAGATTTGTTACCCAATTAGTTATATTAACATTTAAAGAAGAGGTGGAAGAGGTTACAGAAACATTATTACCATTTTTGTCTGCTAAAGATACAGCATCTGTAAGAGGATCTAAATCTTGAGTAAGAACTCTTAATGCATTCAATCCATTCCCTGCATCTTCTACATCCGCTAATCTATTAGAATTACCATCTTTAATTTCAATGGAAGTAATGTTTAATTCTGCAGCACTTAAAGAAATGGTAAAGTCTTCGAAATTAGTAATATAATTAGCTCTCGCATAAAGAGGCCTTCCTGCTCCCTCGATAGGAATCCAAGAAAAGGTTTCTGCCATACCTACATTATAGGTAGCTGGAAGATTAGGGGTAGCAGTTAAGCGCGGAGATAAAATAGCCATTTAGACTATTTATTTTAAATAGCTTCAGAACAACTATATATGACCTGATTTAATTTTAAAGAAGGAATAGAGGTATTGTCTATAAAACTTTTATCGATAAAGGTAATTCTATTGGTAGGCTGAATGGTCAATCTTCCATTATCTAATTTAATAAAAAAGAATTCTTTATCTTGTTCTGGGGCATTTGACCAACCATCTTCAATATGAGTTGCACTAAAAAGATATTCTCCATAATAGGTTTTATTATGAATTTTAGCAGACATTCTCATGCCCTTTAATATGGGGTTATAAAGAGTAGTAAAAGAGTAAGAATAGCAATTCCAGAGTTGAGCTTCTTCTAAAGTCCAAGGAGACACTTTATCAGAAAAGGCTAAAGCATGAGGAGGTATTTGACGGTATAAAGCTCCTCCTTGAGAAAAAATAACAGAAAACCCCCAACATCTTCCTGGAATACTCGTTAATCCGGCCACCATAACCTCTTGATATCCTTGATTGGTTTTATGGGTAAAGGAAGAGTCTACAAATGCATAAAAATGAAAAGGTATAGATCCTATCTTGTAAAAAGATGATGTCACTTTTCTATTAAATCAGAATAATCTACTTTATAAAAAGAAAGATATTCATCAAAGGGAATATATTTTTCTTCCTCTTCGGAATTATAGATGTAATCAAACATCCACTGTTCCCCTTTTAAATTAAGATGAAGTTCGTTCACAAGTGCTTCAAAAATTTCTTCTTGTTTTTGAGAAAGATCTCTTAAAGCAGTTCGATGAACGTATATTTTATCATCTATTTCTTTTTTCATGCAATGTTTAATTCTTTGCGTTTGACGATTTCTGTCAAAGCCTTCTCCATAATACGAGAAATCTTTTTAAGCTCTTTTCGTTTATCCTTAGAAGGATCCGCTGAGAATTTACAATATTCTTTTTCTACTAGAATTTGTAAATCTCCGATAGTGTCTTTACAGTTTTTAAGGGTTTTGAGATATTTCTCTTGTAGGTTGTTTTCTTTCATTGGAGTTTTAATTGGTTTTTAATCTGTCTATATATTCTATAACATATAGCTTCATCAATTTCCACGGTTTGTGTGGAATTTTTTGAATAAAAGTTTAAAAGAAATTTTTGTTCTTCTACTTTTTTAAGATCTACTTGTTTAATTTTTTCTTTCATTAAGCACAAATGTTTCTTGAGAAGTTTAGTTAATATACAAAAACAGGTCCTACTTTTGTTTACAATTATATCGACTAAAATATGAAAAGCAACCAAAAAAGTAGGACCTGAAGAGATAAATATTTATGACTAAAATATGAAAACTCCAGCATACTATAGTGCTATATATGAAAAAATTATGTATAGAGCTAAAAATAGAGAAAGCATAACAGGATATATCGAAAATCATCACATCATACCACGCTGTATGGGTGGTACTGATGAAAAAGAAAATATTGTACCATTGACACCCGAAGAACATTATGTTTGTCATCAATTATTGGTTAAAATTTATCCAGACCACGTAGGTCTCTGGAGAGCAGTTTACATGATGACATACGCTACAAATTCAACTAAAGGTAGAAAAGGAAATAAACTATACGGTTGGTTAAAAAGAAAAAACAAATGGAAAGAACGAGTATTAAATAAATGCCAATATTGCGGTAAAGAAAATTTTATTTTAAAATGTTTCAAAAGAAAATTTTGTAGTAAGTCGTGTAAAAACTCCAGCCAACAAATTAAAATAAATAAAAAATGCAAACATTGTGAAAATGACTTTTTTGTTACTTCTTATGAATCAAAAAAACGAAAATTTTGTTCTCCTGAATGTAGCAGTTTGTCACAAAAAAGAATTGCAAAAAAGAATTGCAAAAAATGTAAAAAAGAATTTAGTGGTGAACCTAATTTAATTTCAAAAAGAACATTTTGTTCTTTAAAATGTGTCAGTGAATCTCTAAAAGGAATTAAACGAATGGTACCAGAACGCGTAAAGATAACCTCAAAACCCTGTAAATATTGCGGTAAACCCATATATGGTAAACCAGGTAAACTTAAACAAAAAAAACACTGCAGCACCTCTTGTGGTGCTAAAAGTCGTTGGAAAGCTTAAATAATCACACACAAATTGATTTGCTAAAGTTCTTAACTACACTTCTTAAACCGCTGTTAGGTAGAAAATAAGACTTATTATTATTGAAGTACTCTGCAGAGACTATTTGTATTTCCGCGCAATCTTTTGAACTCCACACCATTATACCCTTTCGAGGTGCAACAGGCTGTATTTTTTGAGCACAAGGAGCACAAAACACAGTATTTGGAAGAATTTCCAAACGTTCTTGTTCAATAGGTGAAGCACACATTTTACAATACATATAGATTTATTAGTTTTGAGACCATAAATCTATAGAGAATTGTAAAATAAAGCCCGCTTTTATTTGGGTCTATAGTGAAATTCTTTCACCACTTCTTCTAAACGAACCCAAGCATCTTCTATTTGATGAAGCATGTCTTCGTCTAAGACCCATTCTACATCTTCTTCCACCTCTTGATGAAGTTCATCGATAGAATGCAGAATATTTTTAATATGAAAATCCATTTCACTCATAACGAAAAATCCATTTTAAAAATTTTCTTTTCTTAACTTCTTTTCGAAGTTTACGATGTTCAGTGAAATGATTAAAAACCACCTCGCCTATATTGCCAGGTGTGATTTCAACCCCATGTATCTTTTCTAGGTTGTTTTTAATAAACAACTGTAGATGGTAAGAAAAATCCATAACATATATACTTATGGATTTTTATGTAACTATCTTATACTCAACTACCTCTAAAGTATTTTACTGTTCGAGTATTACCATCGTCTTTTGTGATACGATAATTCTGTTCCCCAAGAGGATAATAGTGTCGATATTTGCTTATATAAGCCTCTACCTCACTAGTGGTTTCAAACGGAGATAACATCACTTCTTGGTAATAATTGCTATCTGGAATTTGTCGTTCTACCTTATAGATTTTCATCTAGAAATTCTTTCTCTGCTTTTTTAATCTTTTGCCTGTCTTCTTTTGTTACGTTAAAAAATTCTTCTCCTAGTTCGGTAGAATAAGAAAAATATTGTTCTTTAATATAATTGCAAACCTCTGGATATTTCCAGGAGACATATTGATATAGGTCTTTACTAAGGAGTATGGTCTTTGTCTTTTTTGTTGGCATAATTTTTAATTTTTTGAACTTTTTCTTTTTCTTTGGTGCTTAAAAAATTCCAAAGAGATTTGTCATACAACAATTCCAAAAGTTCATTTCTTTGTTGTTCAATTATATTATTCATATTTTAACGATAGGAAGCTAAACCTACTAGGATTAGAAGAATCAACATTATAACTCCTCCAAAAATAGTTCCACTTAAAAAAGAAATAACCATTAAAAGATTTCTTTTAGATAATTTTTTACGATCTACAAATACATTATTCATAACCAATTTTTTAATAACCGTTTTCATATTGAAACCTTCTAGCGAAATGACCATTCCAAGGATTTTGCATTCGAGCATTTACTTCTCTCAATTCATTTTGATAATCCAACAGAGCCGCGGAGACTCTATTACGACCATACATTCCTCCGAGAGTCTCATTCATTTGAGCGGCCTCAATCTGACGTTGGTTCAATTCTTGTTGAATCAAATCCGGATTGCAAGGTCGATAATATGGTCGAGGGACATTATAAACTCGAGGGGGTCTCGAATATCCCCCAAAATTAAAATTAGCGGAAATGTTATTTGTAGGTACCTCTTCTATAGTTTCATAAACTTGAACTACTCGAGGTTGGCGATAATAAGAAGGGGAAGCACATCCAATCAAGGAGACCGAAGTGAGAAGAAGAATTATTTTTTTCATGAGATAAGTTTGTAGGATTTTTTCTATTTCGTCAACCTTTTTTTGTGGGTTTTGTTTAAAAATAATATAAATTGTATTGTAGTAAATGAAAAGATATTTGCAACCACTCAGGATTAATCATCCAGAAGACAATGTTTTCTTTTGGGGGTGTTTGCATTTGAATCACGGCCCTAAATGGCAAGTCCCTCTTTGGAAAATGAGAGGTTTTAATTCTGTTCAAGAACACAATGAAGCCATTGAAATCGCTTGGAGAAAGTCTTTAAATGAAGAGTCTATCATTTTTCTTTTAGGAGATACCTGTTTCGGGTATCAAGCCGAGGAGTATATGGATTCTTTCTTTCATCGAGTACCTTTTAAAGAGGTATATTGGTTACCTGGAAACCATACAGCGGGTTGGAAACAATTTTTATGTAAATCTGATTCCGAAGGAGTAATAGATAGAGGGTATCAGAAAATTTATTTGACCCCTAATTACTTGGAAATGTTTATCAATGGTCATTCAGTGGTGGCTTCTCATTATCCTATTGCTTCTTGGAACGGTCAAGGCAAAGGCTCTTATATGGTACATGCTCACGTTCATGGGACTTTGGATAAATCCGAATTGGGGAAAGTTTTATATCGTTCTAGAATTAAAGAAGTGTCTGTAGAAAAATGTTCAGAACCTATTTCTTTTAATAATATTAAAAAAAGTTTTGATCAAAGTATTATCACTTATGACCATCATGGAGTGGGTACTTTAAATCCCTTTTAGAGTTCTGAGTCAAACGCGAACCACGCATTTATTCCTGTAGCATTTTGTGATGTTTGCAAACCGGTGCTAATCCCTGGTGAACCTATAGCTGCATTTGCTGTGACTAATAATACATTTTTTGTTGTTGGTCTATAAATACTAAAATTTGTTAATACAATTGATGGGTTATATCTAATTTTAAAATGATTTAAATTGCTATATGAAAAAAGTGGGGGTGTTCTCATTTCAACTGGGAAAAAATACATACCTTCCCATTGAGTTGTACCATACATATACCCATTAACGCAAAGATATGGGTATATGTCCGGATTAATCCACGATTCTCTATTATAATACCTATGACACAAAGCTAATTCTGTTCCAATAGGTCTATGTTCAAAAGGAGTAGCAGCAACTCCTCTTTCTAATTGAACTCCTGTAATATTAAAAGTATTACCAACTACGTCTAAAAGGTTTACCTGGTTAGGAGAGGTTTCTATATTTCCAGTAACCCAAGTATTTAAAGGAGTACTGGTTCCCGCTCCAGCCATACCAAAAATAACTTCTAATCCTCTTCCATTAGTCCAATTCCAGGTCCCTGCAGTAATTAGTCCTCCTGGAACTACAATAGTTTTCTTTTCCCAGTTATTAGTGTTTATAGTATATTCTGTTACGTAAGATCTGTCGGAGACCATACCATTACCTGCATTACCTAAACAAACGCTATAGGTTCCTGTTTTACTAGACTTGACCCAAAAAGAAATATTAAAAGTCTGCCCTATTAAATCTCTAGCATTATAACCTTCAATAATTTGCCTAAAAGTTAAAGGCTGGTTATTAGCATTAGAGACTGTAGTGACTTGAAATTGTAAACTGGTTTGAAATTCACTATTACTAGGAACATCTGAGGATTGGGTTATGTTTCCTCTTCCTGGTCTCAAAGTATCTGTATACATAGCCCAACGATCTGCAGTATACACCGAACTAGCAGAAACAGTAAAAGTGGTACCTCTTTGCCAAATATCCATATCCCCATTGATAAGTTTATTTATAAAAGCAAAATAGCCTCCATCAAAGGCAATCATGTTATTGGATACAGTAGTGGACATATAAGATATTTAACTTGATTTTTGGTTATAAATCTTTATTATTAAGAATATGAATAAGGATTTACCTGTAATTTTTCTGGGAGACCACCACGGAGCTTGGAATGAATTATTTTATTTGATTGATAAAAATAAAATAGAAAATTGTAATATCGTTTCTGTTGGGGATTTGGGGATAGGATTTATTCATAAAGAAAAACAAAAAAGACAAACAGATTTACTCAATAATCAATTTAAAAATTTAAACATTAATTTTTTAGGTATTAGAGGTAATCATGATGATCCTTCTTATTTTGAAGAGGAAAATAGAATTCAATTGTCTAACTTCCAATTGATAGAAGATTATACTGTAATAGAATATAAAGACAAAATTATTCAATTTATTGGTGGAGCTATTTCTATTGATAGAACGGGTAGAACCGAAGGAATATCTTATTGGCCTAAAGAAAGGTTAAAATATGATAAAGATAAACTTCAAAAAGCAGACATTCTAGTTACTCACACTGCTCCTTCTTGGTGTTTTCCGCAACAATTTAATGAAATGGTTTATGGTTGGGCTAGAGAAGATGCTTATCTGTTAGAGGATTTAACGGATGAAAGAGCAATCATGGATGAGATTTTTAAAGTGTGTAAACCTTCTTTGCATCTTTATGGTCACTTTCATTCTTCAGTTACAGAAAGAATCAATGGGTGTGTCCATAAATTGTTAGGCATAAATGAACTTTGGGAGATGACTTAATAAAATTTTTGTTCTGGCTTTTTAAAAATTATTCGAGATAATTTTTCTTTGATGAAAGTATCATTAGAAAATCAAGTAGGATTCAAATCTTATCCTCATAAGTTTTGTGGATTAGATTCTCATTTGATTATTCCAGAAATAGATGCCGAGTGGAATCAAGACAACCTACACCTTCGTTCTTTGATTGTGGATTTAGAAGGAAAGGTTTTAAGTTCCGGTTGGCCTAAATTCTTTAACTATCTCGAGAAACCCAATTGTTATCCTGATCCTTTAAATTATTCGGATTGGAGAATCAAACAAAAATTAGACGGTTCTTTAGTCATTTGCGACTTTGTTAATGAGGAATTTAATATGAGAACTAGAGGTACTGCTTCTCATATGTTTCAAGCTAATTGGAAAGACTTTGAATTGCTTCCGAAAAAATATCCTAAAGTCGTAGAATTTTTAAAGAACAATAATTTTAGTTTATTGTTTGAAATTGTTACTCCTAATAATGTTATTGTAATTCGACCGAAGGAAATAGAATTTTATTTTCTAGGAGTCATAAACAAAGACACATTAAAAGTTTTATCTGAAGAAGAGTCTTTAGAGGTTTGGAGAAAAATTGGACAACCTCCTACTCCTACTCAATACCAATTTGATAGTATTAAGGATTTAGTAAAACTATCCGAACATATTAAAAATTGGAAAGGAGAGGAAGGTATTGTTGTTTCTTATAACAATGGTCAAAATAGAATTAAAATGAAATCCGATTGGTATTGTTGGGTTCATGCTATTAAGTCTCAATTGAATTCAGAAAATAATTTGATAGAATACTATGTAAATTCTCATATGCCTTCTTCTGATGAATTCTTCAAAAAGATAGAGACAGAATTTGATTTTGAAATTGCTACTCAATTAAAAGAACAAATAGAAAAAATTTCTGAGACAGGAGAAAAAGTAAAACATTCTATTCAGGTCATGAAAGATTTTATTAACGACATTAGACGTTTTGAAACTCGTAAACAAAAAGCAGAATGTATTCTGAGATCTTTTAATGATCGTGCTTCTTTTGTTTTTTCTTTACTTGACGGAAAAGAATTAACTTCTGTACAATTAATCAAACTCATGCAACTCCATAATACCTAAAATAAAAATGAAAAATAAACCCCGCAAAAAAGTATCAATTGAATTTGATGAGGAGCATTTGGGTACTCTTGTGTCTGCTCTTGAGGTTTATAGTCGTCTCCGTTCAGGCCAAATTTCTATTGCAATGGATGTTGCTTTTTGGGACGCCAATCTTTCTTGGGACGAAAGACAATATATTGAAAACATGATAAGATATACAGTCTTCCCTGCTCTACCAAAAAGAGAATATGATGGCCATGGTGGTTTCTATGATCAATACAATAACGAGTATGATGAAGGAGGTTGTATTAAAGAGGAAGGAGACGATTGGAAGCAGAAGAAAAACAGACATCATCTTGATTATCCTAATTCTTACTTTGGAGTTGCATGTGAAGAAATAAAAGACGGATCTGTAGCCTGGGAGATTAAAAAAGTTATTGAACAATATCAACACTATCAACAAAACAACGGCTTTAGGAAAATTTGCAATGTGTCTGGAGATGGTCCAATGCAAATAAGCAAAGTACCCGTGCCTAAAGTTTTAAACTTTAATCCATCTAAAACGTTTGTTGTTCCTAAAAAAGCATATAATATTCTTAATAAAGCTTATGAGAAAAAAGATTGGGAGACCATGTGGGCAACAGTGAATTTAATATTCAAAGACAAACCACTACCTAGAGGTAGTTCATCAAAGATAGAAAAACTAGAAGACGGTAAATGGGTAGTAATAGTAAACGAACCTTATGCCATTGACTAAATATAAATTTATAGAAACAACAGGATGCACTGCATTTGATTTCACTGTTAATGAAAAATCATTTTCTGAATTGTCTAATCAGGAGTATGATGAAATGTTAAATTATCTTTTAGAAAAAATTAAAGAAGGTATTGGTGAACAAACTATTCTTTTAGAAGACGTAATACGTCTTTTTCAATATGATGATTATGAGTATGATCCTACTGTTTGTGAACAATGTGGAGATACAGTCTCTACTACCACTTGGAATATTTAAACAATGAATTACAAATTACCCATACAAGTCAAAACAAAACCTCCAATCGTATCACCAATCATTGAAGAAGAATTGCCTCAACGACACTATGACATCGTGAGCGTTTATACTGAAATGCAACAAACTGAACCTCCTAGTTGGATTTTAGTTTTAGAAGATTCCAGTGGAGAAAGGTTTAGATATAATTTATCATTTTCATAACATGAGAGCGAATTTTCAAAACACAAAAAGAGGAGATAAAATAATCTTCAAAAAAGCAGGAATGTGGCATTACTTTGTAGATAGAATCGAGAATGCCAAGAAGTTGGAAGAAGGAAAAGAATACACAGTAACCAACATCTCTGTTGCATCTTCCTCAACTTGCGTTACTCTAAAAGAAACTGGAAGTTTGGTCTATGAGCTCTGCTGGTTTGATGTAAAAGAAAATGAAAAATAAAAAAACACTTAATTGCAAGGACGTGAAGTTTACCAAAGAGCTTTCTATTTACAATCCTGATTGTATCAATAATACATTTAATTACATTTTAAGGAGATGTAGTACTTCTAAGCTGTTTTTTAAATTTCTTGATGATCAATTACCAAATCAACTTCTATACAATACGGAAGAAAAGGAAGCGTATTTCTTAAATTCTGATCGACAACTATTTAAACTTAAATTTGAACCAATTAATATGAAAAACAAAAAGAAAAATCAAACAACAGAAGAATATCTTGAGGAACTTGGACAAGCTTATTCAAAAGTAGAAGAAATTCAAAAACTTGCTATTCCTTGGAATAAGTTTTATTGCCTAAAAGATTTTAGATTTAGTAATGGTTATTGTTTATCAATGCTAAACAGGCTTTTTGTTGATCTTCTTCATATTGAAAAAAAGGAAGTAATTAGAATTAAATGTGGTATCGGTATGATGCAAGGTCTTGAAGGTCTTTGTGGTTTTGATTCATTTAGGAATAAGATACAAATATCAAGTTGCACTATTATTACAGAACTAGATTTCAATGTAGGAAAGCATGATTTAGTCTATAACGGAATTGTTTTGATTGGAGAAGACATTGTAGAGAAAGAAGAGATTAAAGAAGAAATTAAAGAGGTCAAACAAGAAGAACCAAAACCTAAAAAGAAATTTCTAGGGTTATTTTAAAATTTTTAGAAACATTACCGTGAAAATAAAATACAAACTTAAAAATTTAATAGACGATAAAACAGTAACAAAGCCTAGCGAAATTATTAAAAAAATTGATGATTTTTTGTCAGAAATAAAATATACCGTACTGTATTGTGGTCAAAAAGTTTATACATATATTCAAATGTCTTCAAAATATAAATTTGAAAAGAACGAGAATAATTTAGAGTTTCCGATTATTTTCGGTACATGGGTTAACGGAGAGCAATCAATAGCTTTGTATCTTTCTCCAGATAAATGTAACGAAGATGAATTTATTTTAGACGAAAAAAAGTATAACCGTGAAGAAATATACGAAATGTTTAAAAATGATAAGACTCTTGATGATGAATTTAAGAGTGAAATATTAGGGAGATTGGATGCTACTTATCAAGCAATGTGGGGTTGTGTAAACCAAAAAGATACTATGGTGTTGACTAACACATATGGGGATAGATGGTTAGAAGAACATAACCGATTTGTTCATTTATATCAGAGGTACGAAGCGATGAGAACACCATGAGTGAATATGTTCCAGACAAATGGGTTGTTGTAAAGATTGAAGGAAAGAATGTTCCTTTAACCTATAAAGTATTTGGATGTTGGTATGGTGGCTATACTGGTTCCGATTCTTGGAAACTGAATAGCGGAATTAAAACAGTAACAAAAGAAGAAGATCATTGGTTGTTTGAAGGATATTCTGGTTCTGTATATAAATGCTACAAAGGAATATATGGTATGCATATGTACGGTAATGGTGTTCTAAATGACATTATCAACAAGTCCGAAGAAGTTGGAGTAAAAGTAGAAGTTATGGCAGAAGATACGAATTGGCTTGACTTGTCCTACGAATAATAATAGTATTGAGGAAATGAGTAGAGAACCTAAAAAACTAAAAGGTGGAAAATACTTGGCAACTAAAGTTGCAAACCATCCAAATTTTTTGAAACTTGGTGAACGAGGTTTAAAAAAACTAGTTAAAAAAATTCAAAAAGAAAAATGAAATTTTCGAAGAATAGTTTAGGAGGAAAGAACAACCATGGACGCATGAGTGGCGCAAGTTCGAGTCTTGCTTCTTCGACCATTTTTAAAAAATTACAAAAGCTGGATAGACAGATTTCACATCTTAAACATATGATGTCTCCTTTTGGAGCTTTTAATTTTGATTTCGGGAAACAGAGAAACAAGAAACTTGAGGAACAAATCAAAAAACTTGACTTGAAGAGAAAAGAAGTTAGACTTGAAAGAAAGAAATATATTTTATGAAACAATACAACTACGAAGCAAGAAACGAAGACAAACAAAACAACTACCCAAAAGTTGCTCAACCAGAGGATTCAAACGTAAAAACAATTCCAGTCTATGAACAACTTGCAGAATTGGAATATGCAATTGAAAAACTCACCGAACTACAAAAAAATCTAATCAATAGATTGATGTGGGTTTCTATTCCATGTGATAGACCTTCTTGCCCAGAAATTTGCGGTGAAACTAAAGGAAAATCAGAACGTCCAGATTCTGAAATCGTTCAACGAATTAAGAGGTCTGTACAAAACATTAGAGAGTTGCAATTTAATCTTAGCATTCAGCTGGAAGATTTGGATGTATGAGTAATCTAATAACACACGCAAAAAAAGAACTAGGTCTTATCTATTCAGAAGAAGACCTAAAAGAAGGTTATAATAAATTAGCATATGATTGTATTCTAGAACTTATTGAAGTATTTTCAAAACAAGGACATTCTGGTTTCAGTGCTCCATATGTTGCGAATATGTTTAAAACTCTAACAAATTTTGAAACATTAACTCCTCTGACTGGAGAAGACGATGAATGGGGATTGATTAGTGATGCAATAGAACCACGATGGCAAAACATAAGAAACTTTGCAGTATTTAAAAATTCAGATGGGTCATCTTATTACATAGAAGCTGTAGTATGGAGAGATCCAGATGGAGATTGCTATACAAACGGAAAATCCAAAATAGCTGTCAAATTTCCTCTTATACCTAAAACTTTTTATGTTGACGTGTATGAGGATGAATCGTATAATGAAAAACAATATCAAGAAGCATTAGATTATTATGCAAAGACAACTTAAATTCCGAGTTTGGGATAAACTAGAAAAAAGATTCACGTATCCAGATAAAGGATATCAAGGACATTATATCCTTACCTTGAATGGAAAATTTTATAATCTTCAGAATGGTTCTGGTGGCGATGAATATGTTGTTCAGCAATTCACTGGTTTTAGAGACTCCAAAGGTGTTGACATTTACGAAGGAGATATTGTAAGGGGTAAATTTTTTGATACAGAATATAGACATCTCATAACCGTTAATTCTGAAGTTGTTTGGGCAGAAAGATATGCCAGTTTTAATATAGGAATCGAAGAATGGAGATACAGTGGCGAGCGTGTAACAATTATTGGAAATGTATTTCAAAATAGTAAACTTTTAAAAAAATGAATA